AGGTCCAGACGGGCCTGTGCCGATGTCACCGTCTGCGGCAGGGAGTACTGGAGCTGCTCGATGAGGTACTCGTGGGAGTCCTGAGCAAAACGGCGGCGCTCATCCGTGTCGAGGTAGATGTAGTCAATGTAGATAGCCGCATCCTTCGGTGGTGGCAGTGCACCAGCCGCGGCCGCAATGCTGGGCCAGTTGCTGCCACCCACCGCAGAGTAGGTCGTGACCAGGTCCGTGGCCTTGCGGAAGTACACGTTGAAGTGGACATCGTGGTACTGCAGGGCAATGAGCGGCAGGGCCAGACCCGGGTTGCGGTTGAACCAGAAGCCGAACGGGATGTAGAGCACATTCGGGCGACCATTGCACTTGGTCAGCGTGGTCGTCGACGCACCGATGCCGCCGCCCAGCATCTGGTCGGCCTTGTACACCTGATTGACCGAGGCCGTCAGGCACTCCCACAGGTACCACCACTCGCCGTAGTGACGGTCAATGATCTGGCCACCGATCTCCACCTCGACCTTCTCCAACAGGAGGAAGCCGAGGCGGCGCATGGCACCAGGCGTCCAGTTGACATCGCGCGTGTTGCCCGTGGCCGCGGCGGTCGTATCAGGCATGGTCACCTCGAGGTAGGTGCGGTAGATCAGGTCGGCGTTGCGGTTCACGATGGACACCACGCGCTGGCCATACTGGGCCGTGCCCGTGAAGTTGACACGCATGGCCTCCATGGCGAAATTGGTGTGACGCTTGTACATGACCTTCCAGAAGGTGATGTGAGGGTTTCCAGTGATGTAGGCATCCTGAGCACCATATGCGACGAGCTGAAGAAGACCGCCGCCCATTGTGTTTATCTTTTGCGAGGATATATTCTTCTACGATTGAACAATGAGGGAACCGCAGGTAGACACCTTCTGCCGTTGCGTGAAGAAGGTCAAGAAGACCTTGAAGGCCCGCGAGGGGAGCACCAAGGAACAAGGGGCAATCGCGGTCTGCACCAAGTCCGTGCTCCAGTCCAAGGGACGCACCCTTCGCAAGGTGCGGTGTCGCGACGGGGTGCTGGAGACGCAGCCGATGAAGGGTGGGGTTGACCAAATGGGAGGGGAAGCCGACCAAATAGGAGGAAAGTTCAAGTGGATGGGCGCCGACACACCTGTGTTCAACAACGAGACGCCCGATCCAGAAAAGTGGAACGGATTCCCAGTGATGAAGAAACCGACGCCTGAAAAGAATCAGGTGTGGCTGGATGGCCTTATCACCAAGTACAATCCTGTCGTTCGCATGGTGTCGGGGGGCCTTGATGGCGAACTCCCGTATCACAAAATGTTGAGGGAGATGCTTGAGAACACCGACCCATTCAATCAGCCGTTTGTGAAGATGCACTTCAACTTGATGGCAGAGCCAGACAGCATGTATCCAGTGGATTACGACGCCACCCTCACACAGGTTAAGTTACAAGGCGAGCCCAAAATGACCAAAAGACTTATAGATGCAGGAATCCGCTTCGGAACGAATAATTGGTTCGGACTCGTGACCCGAACCCAGAAGAGCGATGTCTATAACCTTGCAACCATCAATCAACGCGATGCAATGTGCGACTTATTGCGCGTCCTGCTGCGTATTGACGGACGGATCATCCACGCCGACCTCCACCGCGGAAACATGGCCATCATGTACGACGGTACGCCCGTGATCCACGATGTTGGGCGGATGAAGATCCGCGATCCAAAAGTAGATGAGGTGCTTGGTGCGCCGATTGAACGCGCTTTCTATTATGCTCTCTTGACCAGATTCTACAAACCGAACTACTACATGGGCCTTTCGCAGCACTTTTACATTGCACGGATGTTCAAGAAGATACGGAAATTATACGGCGAGACGTTCCCCCCGCCCACAAAAGAGAACGAGTGGGAACGGGAGGATCCGGTCCCAACACCAGACAACTATGCAAAGTTCCAGAAATGGCTGAACGACCCAGCAACTGGTGGTAAGGACGGAGAAACAAATTGCTTCCAAATTGCTCGCGTCTATGACATTCTGTCGATCCTGAAAGGACTCTCGGATCTGTCGGTAGACAGAACAGCGCAACTGTCCGCATACTACTATGCCCGTAAGACTGCAGTCACCCTAACGTCCTACCTCCTTGCAGGGTTTGCAACGAAGGAGAATGTGAATAAGATTGTTCGGGACTTCCTCGCATTAAGTGGAACAATGGGACGCTGCGGTGGAAAACCAGTGGGCGACGAGAAGCCCGATGCCCCAGAGGACAGATACGCAGCAGAGTACATGGGACGAAGTGACGAGACACGCGGAAATAAGGCACTGGTCGCACCAGCACCAGTACCAGCACCAGCACCAGTAGTCTCTCCTCTTCGCCCAGAGGAGGCGGACTTGAGCGCGGCCGGACAAGCAGAAATCGCTCTACGGTCCCACGAAGACGATCTGAACAGGGCAAGGATAGAGAGTCTGTCCGAAAAGAAGGGGGATGCTGAAGCGCTCGAAGAACTATCCGCAATCAGGGGCGTGACAGAGACTCCTCCCGAAGTCAAGGCTGCTGCAGATAAGGCCTTTGTTCTACCTCCCAAGGACGCGGCCGAGGAGGCGGTCGGGGTCGGGCTCGAACTACGGGCCGAGAGCAAATCTGCTAACGTCGAGGTCGAGGACGCGGTGCTGGCTAAAGTTGGTCCCAACGGAGAGTACAATGCGAAGGCCGCAGCCCCAATGAAGGGAGGCGTTTTCAAAGGGGTAGGCATGGCTGCAATCACGTTTAAAGCACACAATGCATCGTGGGACTTTCTTCCGACACCAGTCGACCCTGCCGCCAGGGAAGCAGCTGAGCGGCAGGCTGAAGGAGCAGGGTATCCCGCAGAAAAGACCATCGCGTACATTTCTGCTGACAAGGACATCCTGACGAAACACGACATCGTAAGGACGTCCAAATACGCACCGCACGCACTCACGTATGTAGCGTTGTATACATGCAACCTCTCAGCCTTCGTAGCACTTCCTGGTACTCCATGGGTCCGAGACGAATTGACACGTCGTCTACGTAGCAATGTCCCACACTTCCCAGAAGGATTCAAGAGTAAACAACTAGACGTATTAGAAGGTGCAATGGACGCATTCGGGAAGTATCCCCCCTGTCTTCTCATACCCAAGTTCAAGCAAACCGTTGGTACTCTGAAGGTAGCGGAGGGAGTCAAGGCCATGATTTCGGTATTGGATGGCCTCTGCGTAGACAAGGGCTTCATAATAGACGACCTGCATGCCGACAATATGGCCGTTATGTCCGACGATAGGGCGGTTACATTTGACTACGATAGGGTGCGCACCGAAATGCAATTCGCAGCCCTCTTCAAAAAAATACTTACCAACCCACTCCAGTACCTTGATCTTCCGCAGTATGACCACGTAATGAAACTTGGATCCAAGAAACTCACCGAGTACGCCGCCCCCACCTTGAACCACGAAAGAGATGCATTCTTTGTTAACTACGATTTGCTTTCGGTTCTGTCGTCACTTAAGTTCATATGTTCCAAAACCCCAGCTGCGGTTGCGGCGGTAGAGACGTGTATGCAAGGTATAATCGGCGTCGACAGCGTAAAGACTCTCGCTGCGGCTCTTGCTGGTGTGGGCGACGGGGATGAGCGTACCATCGAAGAACTCGTAGTCGCCAATGCGTTCAAGAGCGATGAGAACACACGGAATGACTGGAACGTATGGGATGAGCATACTAAGCAGGATTGGATCAATAGTTCTAATCCCAGAAGAGGGGGCACCTTCAGGCGGAGGAGGCTTCCCCGACTTTTGTGAGTGCCTCACGACACGCCACCTGCTCCGCCTTCTTGCGGGTTGAGCCAACACCGACCCCATACACCTTGCCCTCCACCAGCACGGCCACCTCGATTTGGTTCTTCTTGGGGTCATTTGACCGCATCTCGTATACAGGTGTGCATCGGAACTCACGCTGACAGTACTTCTGGAACAGGTCCTTGAAGTTCGTGGCGGAGTTGACAATCTCATCAATGTCCAGGTACGTCTCCATGACGGTGGTTACAAATGCATAGACTACGGCAAACCGATTGCCGCAGTCTGTCCACAAGGCCCCGAGGAACGCCTCAAAGATATCCCCCAACTTCTTGGCATTGTTGCGGCCATCAATGGCCACTGAATCCTCGTTGTGACGGGAAATCACGTAGAATCGGTTCAGACCCATGGTCTTGGACAATTCACCCAACCGCTCATTGTTGACCAGCTCCTTGCGGGCATCTGTCAAGAACCCCTGCTTCTTCTCGGGGTAGCGTTTACGCAGGTAGGTGGCGATACACACGCCCAACACCGAATCCCCCTCGAACTCCAGACACTCATAGCTTTCATCCTGCAGTGGCATCACACCGTGGGGACAGGGTGCCAACTCTGCAGGTTGGCCGTCAGGGGTGGTATACTCCGAGCGACGAACATAGGTCGTATGGACCATTGCCGTCTGAAACACCTTGCGATGCGTCACACGATAATGGGGAAGACCATGGCGATGGAGAATGCGGTGGATATCGGACTCAGTGAATGGGCGGTTACCGGGGTTGTAGGGCGAGTACATGTGCCTTGGCTACATTTCATTGCGGCAGATTCGTTTTTTTGCCAAGGGTTTATAAATGCCTTTGTTCGGACCCTCTGATACGGCTATTGCCCGAATGGCTGCGAGAACCAATGCACGAACCACAGCGAGCGCCGCACAGCGAGGTATCGCGGATCCCGTAGCCGCCGCGAAGAATGCCGAGCGCGCGCAGGTCGTAGCTGCATACGAAGCGGAGTTGGCCAGGCTTACGAAGGAACAAGATCGCCTCGAGGCTCTTCCGCCGACACGGTCGGTTCAGGGAGTGGATATAACATCCAACGACCAGGTTGCGGAAATTGGGAAGCAAATAAACGCGCTGAAGGAAGAGCACAGTAAGGATCTAGCGTCGTTGGGCGGCCGTCGTCGTCGCAAGACCCGTGGTCGTCGGACTCGCAAGTCCCGTCGCAGCCGCAAGACCTCCCGTCGCAAGTACTAAAGGCTGGACTGCGTTTTTTTGGTGTAGAGGGTGTAATGGCAAGGACTCGAAAGGGAAAGACACTTCGAGGAGGTCTCCTAGGCATCGTATCACTGAGAAAGAAGATCTCGACCCAACCGTCTCAATATAAGAAGATCCTGACGGAGTACTTGGGAAGTACTATACGCTCGGTTGGGAAACGTCCGCTGACGCTCGAGGAGTATCCCCTGGTTCGTCGTCAAGCCACCCCCGACTATCGCGATCTCAATAAAGTCACGGTAAAAGGTGCGTGGGAAGACGTTGTAAAAGCATATAAGGCGCTCTCAGACAAGGAAGTACTGGAAGGACGACATGTGAAGGCAGAACTCAATGGCGTACAAGACCCCAGGATGAAAGCTGCGATTCTATCTGGGGCAACTGCTGGGGCGATGACTACTCTGGGCGTGGCAGGCAAAGTTGTTGCACAAACTGGACTATTCGTAGGCACGGTTTTGTGCGGAAGCACAGTTCTTGCCCTCGGAGGCGCAGTGTTTTTGCTCGAATTAGCGACATTCTTCGGGGGTGGAGCATTTATCGGATCTGATTTTAGCGCCTCGAGTGGCGTGTTTAGTGGGATTTCTGGGTGCAATATGATGAGGGGAGGAGGAAGTGCTACTGCAGAAGAAAAGGCGGCTGCAGAGAAGGAAAGACAAAACAAAGATTCTTCTATTCAGGAGTCACTCGTCGATGCAGCACAGGCGCTTCTCCCTCTCCAGAAGGCATACGACGAAGCGCTTGCCAAAGGAATTTCCGCAATACAAGATGTATATGGTGACGCGAACTGGGGTGAGGCTAATAGCAGTGTAATGGTACAAGAAATACATTCTTTTCCAGAATTCCCAGTCGTCAATATCAGCCCGCAGGATCTGCCGACCGCGATGGCGCTGGCCGCTACAGCCGCCGCCGCAACTCCCGAAGCTCACCCAAACCCAACTGAGGACACACCAGAAGCAAACAAGGCGGCCGCTGCGGCCATTGTGAAAACACCCGAGGCAGCCCCCGAGCCTGCGCGGCCGAACAATGTCAACCAAAAGGCCCCACCGCCTCGAAAGGCGCTCCTGCCGCCGACGAAGGCGCCAGAGCCAGCGGCCTGCTGGACATCGTCTGAACCAGAGGGCGACGGCGTGAAAGCGTGGACACATACAGACGGAAGGTTTGAATGGGGAACTGGAGACAAAGGAATAGACACACCAGATGGTGGCCCAAAATGTCCTGGTAATGGAGGCCGTAAGCGTCGTGTCCGTGGTGGTGGTCCCAGCGGCGTAAAGCCCACACCCACTGGTGGTCGTCGTACGCGCCGTCGCCAGCCCCGCCGCAAAACCTCTCGCCGTAAGCAGTAATGGGGCAAGCTCAATCCTTTGCATATAACCTTGGACCTGGCATCCCTGAGGAGCCACCGAAAACACAGACTGTCGTAGATGTAGCCACCTGCACCTACGACACCCCCTTATACTGCGACATGGCCATTGGACTGGTGTTCTTCAACCCTGCCAAGTCCAAGCGCATGCTCATGAACTATCTTTACATGGTGGAGAAGCTGAAGCGGGCCAAGCTGCCGTACTACACACTGGAGCTGACCTATGGAACCGCTACACCCGAAATCACGGATGCATTCCATGTCAGTGCCAAGACCATCATGTTCAACAAGGAACAGCTCTGCCGTTTGCTGGAGCGTCGGATCCCGTGGCGCTTCTCCAAGGTGGTGTTTCTAGATGCCGACCTGGTCTTCACGAGCCGAACCTGGTACGCAGACACCTCTAGGCAGCTGGCCAAGCACGATGTGGTCCAGCCCTTTTCCTCGGCCGTGTGGCTCGACATCACCTACACCAAGCCAACGCTGGAGCGCTCGAGCGTCGTGTACATGAATCGGGACAAGACCTACAACCATACCTACCACCCGGGGTTCGCATGGGGCTTCAAGCGGTCGTGGTTCCGCAGGTACGGGTTCTACGAGTACGCCATCACGGGAAGCGGCGACACGCTGAGCACAGCGGCCTGGTTGGGCGTCGAGTTTCCCAAGGGCTATCTCAAACCCGCATTCGTTCGTTCCTTCGCCGACTACCGCAGAATGCCAAGGCCCACCATGGGGTGTGCGCCAGGCAAAGTGTACCACCTGTGGCATGGAACGCACAAGAACCGCAAGTATGTGGATCGCCATGCCATCCTGGACGGAATCGCCGATGTCCAGCGTATTGTGCGTCCAAACTGGGACGGGGTGTTCGAGCTGAACGACAAGGCCGTGGACGCCAAGTTGCGCGAGTACTTTACCCAGAGGGAGGACGACGGAGTTTAAAGATATTTTCTCGGTGATACTCATACATCACGTTAATGGTGAAGCATCTGTGCACGCTGGCCCACCGCGTGCTTCAGACTCAGCAAACCTTGTCGTGTGCAGTAACCCGAATGCAGTATGGATTCTTACCCCAAGAAAACGCTAAACAAGCCCAACGCCATCTAACCGAACTGTCCAATCTCCTTCGTGAGATGGAAGAGACCCTCAAGACGCAGAAACCCGCTTATACCCAGTTGCAAAGGATACATCAATGAACGAAAAAGAAGGTGCATTTACTGTCATGTGTATTTCCGCACTCGCCGCGTGCTGCGTGCTTTCCTTCTGCGGGCATGCGATTCGCAGGAGGCCATTTCACTCGCCTCCCGAGGCCGACCCCGAAGACCCAATCGACTTCAGCTCGAACCCAAAGTCATCCTCCGTGAGCGTCGGCTCGTGACGGCGGATAATCTCCTTCATGACCTCCTGGCCACGCTCGCCTAGGATGTCACGCAGGTACACATCCAGTGTCTTCTTCGACAGCGTCCAGCCCCGCTTCCACTGGTTCGGGCGCTTGACCGCAAAGGTCATCTTGGACTCCTTCAACTCAATCTTGTCGGGCAGCACATTGTTCGCGTAGACCGCAGCCAAATCCAGCTCCAGCGTTCGCTTGCGATCGCGAACCTCGGCAATGTCCGCATTCATCTCCGCGAGGCGCTTGGTGGTCTGGATGTACTTGCTAAGAACGGGCTTGAGGTCCTCCATGGTTTGCTCCATCTCCTTAAAAACATCTGTTCGTTTTCAACAAGAGGGCATGCTGCTGTTTGATGCCAAGGAGATTGATCGTCTCCGCGAGGTCTACAACAAGGAACACCCCAAAGAAAAGCCCATGGCAAAGGATTCTCCGACCAAGATGTGGGCAGAGCTGAAGCAGCGGCTCCACTCCAAGTGCGCAGAGGGCACGCCGTCCTGCATTGTCACATCCTTGATGGAGCCCCCGGACGCTCCTGCGGACTGGGCCGCCAAGCGGACGGACTGGCTGTCGAGCGATGACATTGAGATGGTCGAGAAGCAGTACACTCGACTCTTTGACGGCTACTACTTTGTGGGCTGCGTGCCCATCGACTTTGACAAGAAGTCTGAGCTGTCGGAGTGCCTGGTGAGTGCTCTGTGCTCCATGCGGATCGACAAGCTGGCCAAGAAGGGTAAGACGCGCATCGGAATCGTCTTCAACACGGACACCTCGGACGGGCCTGGTGAGCACTGGATTGCGGCCTTTGTCGACATTCGGCCCGACTTGGCCTACCCTCGCATGACCTACTTTGATTCGTACGCCCAGCACCCCGAGCCGCAGATTGTGGAGTTGATGACACGGTGGCAATGCCAGTGGGATGCGGTGTCTGGCCAGCCCTCGATGCACCTCTCCTACAATACCATTCGCCACCAGCAGAAGGATTCCGAGTGTGGAATGTACTGCATCTACTTTCACTACGCCTGCCTCATGAACCTCCCGATGGACCATCGTATTCCCGACGACGAGATGAACGCGTTCCGCAACCTGCTGTTCAGAATGCCCGAAAAGTAGTCGTCGGACTACACAATGGAAGTTCTTTTGGGTATTGGAGCCATTGCCCTCGCAGGGTTCTTGATTTCGCGTGAGGTCGGTGCCGAGTTCCCGACTCCCGAGAACACACATCGGAAACGCATAGCCGATTACTACGTGGCTGGAACAACCAATGTGGAGGAGGCCCTGTCGAGTGGCAAGCGCCTACTCGAGCTCCACATCGGGTCCGACATGCAGGATCGCCCAGTGATTCTGCCGTCGGAGCAGCCGTTCGAGCCCGTGTGTGTTACCCTGCTGAACAAGGCCTTCGGCAATAAGGACCCGTTCATTCTGTCTCTGGTCTTTCGCACGGATACCACGGTGACCCTGAATGCAGTGGCCAAGTCTCTGCGCGAGACTGTCCATCGCCACCTCGTGCCGCCCACGCCCGATCTGGCCGATGTCCCGCTGGACTCCCTGGCGAACAAGTTGATTATTGTGTCAGGCCCCGAGACGCGTGGGTCTGACCTGGAATCGCTGGTGACTCTGTCGTGGGGCGACTCGGGTCTGCGGCGACTGGACTATGCGCGCGCCCTCCACCCTCGCGAGCCCGAGGAGCTGAGGCAGTTTGCGGCGCACCACCTGGTCTTGGTGGTAACGGACAAGTCGAAAAATGTCTACGCGGGCGACAATGAGATCATTGCGTCGGGTTGCCAGTGGAACCTTGCAGGCACAGGATCTGGATTCATCGAGCGCGTTTGATTTTCTTGCTGAACTAACAAAATGGCGAACAAGTGGCTCTCTCATGTGAAGCAGACGATGGCGGAGATGAAGCGCAAGGGCACCTACAAGAAGGGCATGGGCCTGTCCCAGGTCATCAAGGCGGCGAAGCTGACCTACAAGAAGTCGGCGTCCGCTGGCCCTGCCGCGAAGAAGACTCGCCGTGCCCACCGTGGCCACCGCAAGTCGCACAAGGGCTTCATGGGAATGATGTAAGCAGTTTTACTGTCGCATACACCGCCACTACAAACGAAACAAGAACATACACTTGCATACACATGGACGCCCTTTCGCGCCTCTGTTTAGCCAAGTAGTTCTCGGTGGGAAATCCGATGAGTCTGTCGATGGTCTCGTTGTTTGGTGTATCCACCTCCTCGCATCTTTCTGCAGGTCTTCCCATGGTAGGATTTCTTTGAACATCCGCTCTTGTAGTAAGCCACATGGTGTGAATAGCCTCGGTAGGTAGGAATGCGCGAACCCGTTTTTGAGGACAATGCCTTCAACAAACCGTGCATCCACTTCGTGTAGGCGCGCTGCGACTCCAAGGCGGGTTCATGTGCACTCACATACTCGCTGAACACATTGCGCAGTTCCTCGAACGGATATGCCTTGGCCAGAGCATGCATGAAAGTCCGCTGCAGGGCCATGTCCGTTTCTTCGGGTTTGGTCGGATATACATAAGCCACTGACATCAGGAAGTCGCGGCCTGGCACTTTAGTGGGCTTCATGGCCATGTACTTGGCCTTGACAGCAGCAAACTCTGGGTCCTCGCCAGGGTTCACCACCGTCGGGTCGTCGGCACACTGAGTGCGGAGTTTGTTGTTGACCATGTTGTGAATCTCGTACAACCACTTGCCAGGGTCTCCACGCAGAGGGTGAGCGTGGACGAACTTCGTGGTGCTGGCACGGCAGTACTTGCAGGGGAGTACATCCTTCATGATGTTCAAGACATCGTCGGGGTGGGGAGAGCGAAAGGCAATCAGGTGGAACAGTTCCCACCCACTCGGCCCCCAGAAGCGAGTATCCATTGTGTCTAGCGAACATCTTTCGCAGCGATCCACGCGGCGATCTGGAGGGTCATGGCTGCATCGGACACAGGGTCATGGGCCTTACCGACAGGGAATGCCTTCTTCAGCCCAGCATCCAGCTCCTTTTTGATACAGTCGTAGGCACCTTCCAACTTGGCCGTCTTGCATCGCTTGTTGAACTCGGGGTTGTGGGTGGCAATGTCCACGATACCCAGCGGCGCATGAAACGCAAAGCCGTGAATCTTGCAGGCAGACTTCAATGCTTTCAGGTCCATGTCTCCCTTCACCACCACGACAGACTCGCCGACCAGCTTGACGAATCCCTTGAGCCACGACGCGGGCTTCAAGTGAGGCTTGACCTTGGGGTCTGCAAAGTACTCCTTCACAATGTCATTGTCTCCCAAGAACTCGGGTGCCGACCGTTCCGTCTCCTCCAGAATATCGAGAAGCTCGGCAGTCGCAGGTGTCGTCGTGGAGAACTTGGACGACACGCGGTTCAACTGCCCAGCAGGCGCTGGCAGGACGGCAAAGAAGGGCGGTGTGCGCGTCCACGCATCTCCAGTGTGGACCAAGTGGTAGCCACCTACTTCACGGGGCAAAAAGGCCGCCCCCTTGTGCCAGAACTCGCAGTCAAACGCAAGCAAGGATGTACACCCACCCGCGAGCCGATCCAACGCGGCGTTGCGGATCTTCATTATACACTTCCCCAAAAAGAATGTGAACCTGAAAACAAAATGCTCGACACGCGTGACATCATCATCCTCACGGCGGCCTTCTACCTTGGCAGCGTGGTGTCCAAGTTCTTTGGGTCTCTGACGGACGGCATCATCATGCCGCTCCTGGCCCCCGCAGTTTCCGCGGAGAAGGGTGTCTCTGCCTTCACCGTGAAGTTCGGGTCCACGAACCTCAAGGTCGGACAGGCGCTGGTGGACCTCATCAACCTCATCGTGTCCTTCGCGATTGTCGTGTTCACCATCGGCCTTCTGCGCACCTATGTCCTGAGCCGCATCGGTGCCAAGCGGTCTTACAGCGGCGGCGACGAATAAAAACGAAGTAAATCACAATGAGTTCGTATTTTTCAGGGTTTAGCCTTTCGAGTCTCGACCCGCGCAGGTTGTTTACATCGTCCACGCCCGCCACGCCCCCTGCAACTCCTGGTGCCCCGCCCCCGGTGGCTGCCCCAACGGCTGGTCGTCGTCGCACCTACCGCAAGAAGCAGAAGTCTAAGCGTCGCCGAGTCGGAAGGAGGTCCACCCGCCACTAGGGATCTTGCCATGGCTCGCCTCGAGCCGCTTCTTCAGCTCGGCACCCGACGCACCCACGCCAAAGCGCTGGACATCGTTGGTCCGCTTCCACTCGTTGAACATAATCTGAACCGCAGTCCATGTAACAGTGCCACGCTCCTCGCCCTCGGCGAGTGGCTGTGCTGCGTGGACCTTCTCGCGGAGGAACTTGGCGATCGCGTCATTATCCTCCTTGTAGTCACTCGTATAGGCCATCACCTTTGCAGGCGGAGTCAGCTTGCGGTGGCCATTGCCCTCCTTGAACACATGCACCAGATAAGACAGGAAGCACGCGGCCCACTCGGGGGACACCACCTTGGCCTGGATCGACTCGTCCATCAGCTTCTCGTGGGACTTCACGGGGTTCACCACGAACTTGTTCGGGTAGTCCACGACCACCAGACGACGCCAGGTACCACCGTCCGTGGTGTTGATTACGGGCTTGTCGTTGCAAGAGAAGAAGAAGCGGAACTGGGGAACAAACTCCACCATCTGCTTGGACCCCGCATACAGATCGCGGCAGATCACGGGCTCCGAAGAGGTCAGCTCCTTGAGGTACCCGCTGTTGAACGACGCGCCCTCGTCGGGCTCGGACATGGTCGCAAAGCGCTTTCCCTTCAGCCTCATCAAATCGGGATTTGCAGAGCCCGTCTTGCCACGGCCCTGTGTCAACATCGTCACCGAGGCCTTGGTCGCGTAATCGCCCAGCGCCTTCATCATCAAGTTCATGAGCATGGACTTGCCGTTGGAACCATTGCCTGTCAGAATGTGGAACTTCTGCGACTCGTTAGCTCCCGACAGAGTCGTGGACAGGCACGCAATGAAGTAGGTCCTCACCTCGGGGTCGGGAAGGACATCGTGGATGAACTTGTTGAGCTCGTTCCAGCAGTCGTGAGTGTAGTACGGCTTCTCGGGATCGTAGTCCAAGTTGGTCGAGAAGGACACATAGTCCTCGGGCTTGCCGTCACGGAACTCCATCTTCAGCGTGTCGAGCAGACCATTGTTGAAGGCAATCAGATTGTGGTTCTCATCCACCTTGTTCACGAACTCCTCGTCCAAGAACAACTCACGACATTCGCGCATCACATTCTCCTTGAAGCGGCTGGTCTTGAGCTTCATGCGCATGTCGGTGTAGGTCTTCAGCTTCTTCTCCGCGCGGCAGCGGTCGCAATTGATCTCCTCGTGCTTGCCATCGGGACACTGCGGAATATCCTCCATCTGCGACATGAAGATCTTGGCCTGGTCCCAGAACCGCCGTGCCACCTCGTTCGACAGCCTGCACTGGAGGTCGATACCCTTGTCCGTCTCCTTCCAGGTGTGCGTCATGAAGCGGAACCAGTTTGACGAGCTGAAGCGGGCACACTTGTACATGTCGCGGTACATTGAGAACACCACCAGGGCAACATCGTGCTCTGTCTGCGTGGACACGGCCTCATTCACCAGGTAATCAATGTTGCGCTTCTCAATCTCCTCGTACTTTTCAAAGTTGTCAAGGCGAGACCAGTTCAGCAGGCTCTTCTCACTGAGCCGAGCACCGTCATTGCGGAAGGTGAACGAGTCCCACTTCTGAATCGACTCGCGCTCCTTGTAGCCCTCGCCCTGCGCAGAGAACTCCAGCCAGGTCCCAGCCAGGTCCGAGTGAATGTTCTTCATGCAGAGGCCCGTGTTGATCCAGTCGGGATAGGACTTATAACGGAACTCGGCCAGGTTGAAGATGTGATCGCGGAACCGACGCAACTGGTCCTCCGTCAGAGGCGTCTGGACCGTCATGCGAGTCGGCGAGGACCCGCGAGAGTTCACATCCCCAGGACGCACGGCGGGACGTCCACGGGCAGGCATGACCGCGGCACCACCCGAGATACGGACAGGCTCCTCTGTCCGATCGTACAGCTTTCCCGCATCCGTCAATGGAGACGCATCTGCAGAGTGGGCCCGCACGGAGTACTTGCGAATCAGATCGGCGGTGATTCGAGGCTCCTCGTCGTCAATCGTCGTCTCTCCAGACTTGGCGTCCCAGTCCACGGTATACTTGAAGCGATACGGCAAGGGCTGGACACCATTCTCGAGCGGCTTGCCCGAACGGAGCAACGGCCACCAGGTCGTGTGGTTCAACACCGCAGAATCGTAGACGTCCCGCCACCCCTTCTTCAGCCCGAGAGCAGGGAAGTGCGCCTCCATTCGTGGAAGCAGGGCGTTCTTGATCGCATTCTCCACACCCTTGTTCGTCTTGATCTGGGGAACCACAATGTGAATGCCAGACTTGGACTCGTTCTTTGACGGGTAGTAGGTGGGCTCGGGCTTCTCCATCACGCACACCTCGACTACACTCTCGTCGGGGATTGCGTGGTAGCGCTTCACCTCGGACATGTAGTCCTTGACAAACGACACCACCTGCGCCTGGGTGTGCCGATGGTCCTCCACCTTGCCCTCATAAATGAAGTCGAGGTCCACTCGCAAGGACCCGATCGGCGTCATCTTCTCTGTGATGGTCAGCATGCCAACATTCTTGACATAGTCCGCATACAGGTCATAGAAGTGCGCAAGATCATCCTCGTTGGAGATATTGTACATCTTGCAGATGGCCCGAAGCTGGTGAGTCTCCTGACCAGAACCCTTATCAGATTCGTGCTTCTCAAGAAAGGTGCGAAGCTTAGAAGGCTGCATCCTGTATTGAAGGGGGGACAAGAATCCAGATGCGACTGGTCCATTTTTAACGCACAAAACCGTGAACGTGGAATTGAGAAGGGTTTGGAAATGGATAGCGTTTCTCTAGGGGAAACACAAGGCAATGAAGTTCTGCACTCAGTGTTCCAACTTTCTGTACGACATTGTAGAGCGCGAGGCAGAGGGGCGGAAGGGCGCGTTCCTCAAGTGCCGCTCGTGTCCCTACGAGGAGCCCATCATGAAGGAGAATCCTGTGGTCTACGAGCATGACCTGAAGCAGGATACCTCCGTCCAGTATTCGATCAATCCGTACCTGAAGTACGACTCGACCCTACCCCGCTTCAAGACCATGGTGTGTCCGAACCAGACCTGCTCTACCCGAGGCAAGGAGTCCGACATTGTGGGGATCAAGCTGGACCCCGTCAATGTAGTTTGGATGTATCAGTGCGCAGTGTGCGACGAGATGTGGAAGCAGAGTGCAAAGGGTGTGTGAGGGAGAGGAGGAGACGAAGGCGACGTCTCATGCGACGTGGGGCCGACCAGGAGGAGGCGGGCTGAACAGGCGCACAGCCGAGCCAGGAGCAAGGGGTGTAGTGCCCGCACCGCTCGTGGACACCGTCGACAGGTTCTTGGGGTGATTGACATATCCGCGCCCCCTGAAGGGTACCACGCGGCCGTAGGCAGTCTGTGACAGAGTTGTCTTCGAAGGGGTCACGCTCAACGCCGCCTGACCCGCAAGCAACTGGGCATACAGCGGGGTCCTCGTGGCAAAAGGCTGGTTGGATGTCTGAATTGTGGTGGGCACTTTTCCATTCTGGTAGGCCAGCGAGGCGGCCTGCAGCTTAACGAAGGTTGTGTAATCAGATGCGGACAAGGTCGGCATTTGTGACTTGCCCCGATTATTTCCCCGTTGATTTGGAGGTCACAACCTTGGAAACCGCAACCACCGACTTCACAGGGTTCACTGTCACGGATACTTTGGACGCCAAGACAACCGAACTCACGGCAGCAGCAGCCGGCACCAATGTAGCCGCCGCCGCCGATGCTTTTGACTGGACGGTGGGTGCCTTCAGAGTTTGTGCATTGGCTTTGATGTGTCGAGTCCAAGAAGAGGCATCAGGAGTTCCACGCGACATTTATTGAAAACGAAAGAAGATTCCCACAAGATAAGGAGACTCATGTCTGACCATCCTGAAGTCAAGCCCGTGTTTCGTCCTGAGGTTGTGGAGGCCCTGAAGGTGGCCCGTGTTACGCAGCCGTACTTCACCAAGTACGAGTATGTGGACATGCTGGCCGCGCGGGCTCAGCAGATTGCAGACGGCGCCAAGCCCCTTGTGGGGTTGGAGGGTCTCAAGACGGGAGATCCGATGTTCTTGTGGAATGTGGCGAAGCGGGAGATTGAGCAACGCAAACTGCCCTTCATGGTGCGTCGGCAACTTCCAAACGGGACATCGGAGTTCTGGAGCGCTCAAGAGCTAGAGATGAATTGGTAAGCAGAATGCCCATCACAAGCCCGAACGACGCTGCCCAGTGGAGACTGACATGATAGGGAGTTGCAATGCGCACGTCGGGATTCCATACCAAGTCCTTTTTGATGTAGCCGTAGTAGAACATCGTCATGCAGTATGCGACGCAACATACGTATGTGACCATCACATAGTCCCGCTGGATCACGAGGGGAAGAGCAGATGGCACGAGGCTGTTGGCGGCCACAAAGTCAATCCAGAACACCATGGGGTGCTTGGTGAGATGGTAGGTGATCGACACGACGGTCACGCCCGAGTGATACCATACTCGCACAGTGTCTCCCGACTTCCAGGCGGCCCAGGCTGGAAACATCAACAGCAAGCTGGAGGTGGCCAACACATAGTTGGGTTTCATTGGTTATTCCCCCGAAAGGCGACTGAGATCTTCTGCCGAAGGAGGAAACAGCAGCTCCGTCTTGGACGGGGTGCCAGGTGCATATACGGTCGGCGTCTCGTGCTTCGTGGTTCCATTGGCCATGGACACGTCGATGGAGTTGGCCGAGAAGCGGCTCACATCGGGGTCGTAGGTCGACTGGAAGGGACTCGCCGTGAAGATGTAGACAAACAATCCGAGAATCACAACCACAAAGAGGAGGACTCCTGCTGTGCGGAGCTTCGGGAACTTGACCTTCATTACTTGTTTGACTCGAAAAAACGGAAGCCGCTGAACTAGTAAACCAACCGACCATGGACTTTCCGATCGTTGTACGCTGCTACACCTGCAATCTCCCTCTCGCTGGCAAGTGGCTTCGCTTCCTCGAGCTGGTGAAGGAGGGACGTCGTGAGGATGGGCGCCCTGAGACCTCTGAGATTCTGTATTTGACCCATTCAACAACCGTCACTGCCGAGGGACGCGCCATGACAGCCCTCGGGTTGACACGGGAGTGCTGCCGTCGCCACCTCCTGACGCATCCTGGCGTATGAATTTCCCACGCAGAAGGTAAGGATGTCATCCTATAGCGAATACCTGAACCGCCACAAGCAGCGGCTTCCGAACATTGTGGATACTCGCCCCCACCGCGATGCGGGGCACCAGACGGAGATTATCCGTATGCAGGCAGCCTCTGGCAACTACGAGACTGTCGTTCCCAATACGGCCTGTGCATTGGTCCTGAATGCTCCCTCGACGGCGTCCGCGGCTAACACGGTGTATGGTGGCGGTCACACTGTACAGGATGCCTCTACCTTTTTGGCATTCCAGGGTGGTGGTGCAGTGGCCAATGGTGCAGCTCCCCAGAACGCCAAGCCCGCGCAGATCACCCTGCCCTGCTACACGCGGGCCATGATCCCTGAGCTCCAGGACATGTTGGCGGGTACGGCCCTGGTGGGCAAGGTGGATCCCAAGGTCTACGCCAATCGGCAGGGATACAAGACCACGCCCAACGGCAACTGCTGCCCCACATGCAAGCGGGTTGAGTTTGCGGGTTCATGCGCATGCAAGGTGCCAGCCACGCTTAAAAACGCTTACCAGTACCCTCGCACAGTAACATAATGCTTACAGTGTATACCTACATCACTCCGAAACCTGCGGATGTTTTTGACTTGTCAGAGACTCCCCTAGATGCCTTGGCCGACACAGCCACGGCAATTCTGTCCCATCACAAGACGGCCGTCATCTGGTTCGGCTATCTTGAAGGTTGGATGTTGACTCCCATGGAGGAAGTAAGGCTTCGCAAGGTCATTCGTGCCTTTCCCTGCCATGTTGTGTGCAGAGTCCCCCTGTCGCTCTCCAACGCCTGGAAAAACGAAATCGATTTCATTTACACGGCGTCACCCCATGGACACTCCGACACTGACCACGATGGTGGTTCTGTATGCCCTGGATGTGAAGATGAACACCACAACCCTACTCGAGTCACTGCCCCTGACGGACGCCCTGATCAAGATTGAGAAGCAGGGGTCGCCGATTCGAGGAAGCAGTAAGCGCGATTTGATCAAGCGACGCAGCAAGAAGGTCGTGGCCAAGCGAACTACAGGCTTCGGCCACAATTCCATCACCGTGGTCGTCATGAGCGATGGAGACGGAACTCTTCTTCGCAAGGAGATCACGGTCAAGGTCTTCCAGAACGGCGTGTTTCACATCACGGGCGTTCTGGACGAGAAATATGATCGGGATGTCATGGCGTTCCTCCAATCACATATCAAGGCCAACTGTCCAGCCGCAGTGACTGAGGGAACGTGGGAGCTGAAGAACAGGCGGGTGGTACTCATGAACTACAAGACGCGGCTCACCACGACTACGAGCTTGTCGCGCGAGCAGCTCTATGCAGGTCTGCGCGCGGCTGGAGTCAAGACGGACTACGAGCCAGCAGTGTATCCTGCAGTCAAGATCTACTTTCCCGAAACCAAGTGGATCGCCAAGGTCTTCCGCACAGGGAACATTATTCTGACGGGAATGACGGCACACGACGAGTGCATGCGCCTTGTCTCTGCGTTGAAACCGCTTATACATTCTGTGAGTACTCCTCATAATGCAGGCCCGTGAACTGACACCAGAGGAAGTCGCAGCAGGAGAGCGTCACATTACATCCGTCGATCTCAATGCAACGGAGATTCAGGCACTCGTGCGCAACATGGACCACTCGAAGAAGAAGTGGCGCTCTCTGGGTCGCGATGAGTTCATGGCCAAGCTGCAGGAGGAGAACTCTGTTTTGTATTACAACTACCCCAGTTTGTGGCAGATGCACGCCGAGGACCGCCTGGATTCCACCTTTTTTGAGATGCTGGCCATGAAACGGAAAGTGGAAAAGGGTGAGATCACGGCCGAGCAGGCATCGGTCGTTGTGGGCAAGAAGCTGTACGAGAAGTTTGTTCCGCAGGTCACGGAGAATGCACCCGCCGTGCCGACCATGAGCTACGAGGACTACTACAAGCAGTTCAACCAAAGCGCGCCCGCATCTCAGAATAGGTCATCGGAACATCCTTGAACTTGGCCAGTGCTCCAAACTGCTGGCTCAGGGGCATGTTGTTGTTGGTCTGAGACAGGAAGTCCTCACGCGTGGCAGGAGTCGGAAGGTCCATCTGCTCCTCGGTGAGTGGGTCGGTAGCCAGGACCACACCCGTGGCCGCACAGCCCGCATCCACAAAGGACTCAAGAGTCGTGTTGTTTCCCATCTGCTTGAAGATGTCCTCGATCGTCTTGACATTCCCCAGAAGCTTGGGCATAGGTGTGAGAGGGCGCTGAGGCGGCACCGGGTTTCCAGAGAGATCCATCGTGTATGAACTTTCCTTATCCATGGACATTGTTTCCGTTTTTAGTATGCGTAAAAAGAAAATGACGCCAATCCTCGCAGAGTTTCTCGGCACACTGCTTTTGATTGCCACCATTTCGTTTGTGGGTACACCCCTGGCCATTGGTGCGTCACTTGCCCTTGGTGTGTTTCTCTTGGGTCCTTACTCGGGTGGACACTTCAACCCCGCTGTGACGCTGTGGGCATTCCTGTCCAACAAGGTCAGTCCCAGCCGCGCAATGATGCATGTGGCTGCTCAGTGCCTGGCTGCCGTCTCCGTCTTTGCATTGAAGACGGCAATGTGATTCGCAAAGTCCTCGGACATTGCGCGGGCCGAGATGTTCGGGTGAAGCCACTTGGACGCCTCCAGCAGACTCACATCATCCTCACCCATGTGCTCGTTGAGCACCTTGTCGACGCGGTAGTGAATGGCCAGCGGGCTGCGGTGCAGAGCCGTCGCCACCTCGGGAACAGTCTTGTTCTCGTGGCGGAACATACGGATCATGTCACGCTCCTCCTCCTGGGTCCAGCGTTCACCTGCCATGTTGTAGCGATTCATCGTCACTCGGGCGGACTCACCGCTGAAGTCGAGGACGCGGGCGACAGGGACGGCACGGGCGATCATGTTGTTCTGGGAACGAGTGTAAGCAGGCATCTTGGTATGAGGTGGAGTTCCCTCTCGTACCAAGTTTCCGTTTTTGGGGAGTGTGCCGCAGGGAGGGATTGAACCTCCGACCTACCGCTGATTGTGTTTCCGAAGGAGGTCCTCCGACTGTACAAAGCGGGTGCTCTACCACTGAGCTACTACGGCTGGGTGAAATGTAATGTGGGTGTTACACGAAATGGGATTCGAACCCATGAGCTTGCGCAGCAGGTCTTGAATCTGCCTCCTTAACCACTCGGACATTCGTGTGGGGTACGGGCTGAGTAAGCCCTTGGGTTACGAGCGATGGGATTCGAACCCATGCGGTGTGAACCAGCAGATCTTAAGCCTGCCTCCTTGACCAACTCGGACACGCTCGTTAAACAGGTGTTCCATCGTGATTTAATCTTACCTTTGTCTTGTCCTCTTGTACCCCGTAGATGAACCATGCGTGGTTCACAAGCATGCCCTTGAACTGGTAGACTGTCGTGACATCGTGCAATGCATCCTCGAAGGTGGTGTATCCGTCGTAGATAACCCACTTTGTCTCGTTCTTTTCATCGACTTCGTGGTACGCGATCCAAAAGGACTTCATTGTATAGATGGGGTTCGTATGTGAAAATACCGCATGCGGGGATTGAACCCGCGACTATCGGCTCGCTCGCTCATAAAAGGCCGATGCTCTACCATCTGAGCTAATGCGGTGAGGCCATAAGACCGATGCTCTACCACTGAGCCAATGCGGCAATGAAAATATGATTTTGGTTTAGTTACGCTCAGCGGGAATCGGACCCGCGCAAACAGATTGGAAATCTGTTAGTCTACCACTAACTTATGAGCGTGGGTGGTAGAGGTACTCGGAATCGAACCGAGGTCAACGGGTCGCTTGAACAAGTCGGGCTTTGACCCCGAGACCTCTTCCGTGTAAAGGAAGCGCTCTTCCACTGAGCTACTCGTCCTATCAAAGCCCGCTGTGCTGACCACTGCACCATACCTCTGGAATTCCCGTGCCGGGAGTCGAACCCGGGCCGAGGCTGTGAAAGAGCCCTATCCTAACCGCTAGACCACACGGGAGATGAGGATCCTGCGTCCTATGTGTGGTAAGTAATGTGTCTCTAAGCCTTTGCCTTCTCTCCGCGAATCTCCGTCCTTAACTCCATCAACATCTTGCCCAAGAAATTCTGGCCCTTCCACTTGCCCGTCTGTGCAGGCTTCGTGTCGGCCGATGTCCCGATACCCCAGTATGAATCCCGTGGATTCGCCTCTGCAATGACCCTATCTTTTGTTGCCAGGAGCTTCTCCAGCAGCTCCGTGTTTTTGGGGTGTGTGAACTTTGCGCGGATGGCCTTACGCATCACCTCGTCCTTGAACCCGCGTCCGGGCGCAAGTCCGTTCCACTGCGTTCCATCAAAGTCCTTCACCTTCTTTCCGATTGCCTTGGCTGACTTGGCCTCCACATACGGCTTCCCCTTCGGAGGTGTCAGGATCTTTGTAGCCGCCGCCTCGTCCTTGAACAACTTTGCCTTTGACCACTGGAAGTAGTGCTCCACGGTCGGGTATGTAATGCCGTCAATCTCGAATGGGGCGACATACATATTGCTCAAGAACCTATACTCGCCCTTGCTCTCGTCTGCGCCGTAGAAGAACACTGGCTTCTCCTCTTCTGCTGGTTGAACACTTGCGTCATTTGGAATCTTCGCCTTAATTACCTTCTTCTTCACTGGGGACTTTGGCACCTCGGCGTCCGCTGTGGTGGGAAGCTCAATGGCTTCCTCAGCCTCGGGAGGCGATGGAGGTGCAGGAGTGTCGACCTTATTAAAGACGAAGCTGCGGTGCAGAAACGAGAACGCTTGCTGCTCCTGTGTGAGGGTAATCGCAGTCTGCTGCGAGTAGTACTCCTGAAACAGCTGAGTCGTCTCGAGTTCATAACCAGATTCCTTCAGCACTTCAACCACGCGCTCAAAGGGCACCAGCGCTTCCTGTACGGGCTTCTCAAAGCTCTCCAGATAGACTCGAAGAGTCTGTCCGAATTCAGGGCGCCACGCGTCGCCGTCAGGGTACTCCTTGGTGAACTCCCCAAAGACCTGACCGTCGGCGCGGAAGATGTGGTTCTTCTTGCCAAGGAGGAGGGCGTACACCGCCGCCCCATCCATGCAGGTACCGAAGAACCGCTTCTTACCATGTATCTTAAGATTCTCTGTAAACGCCCTGAACGCCTCCTCCGACACGCATGCATAGTGGATGGCGAACTGGCAGGAGATGTCGTCAAACTCCTTCACTCCCTTGAACTGCTGAAGGTACGTTGTCGGCGCGGGATCGGATCCATTGAGAATGCGAACATAGCGGTCATCGGACTCATACAGCGGCTTGGTCATGTCGCCCACCACCAGAAGCATGGGCGGCAGCTTGTCGCAGCTGGGCTTCTCTGCATCCTTCAGGTAACGGACATATCCACCCTGACGGCTCGAGGTCAAGTTGGGTTCCGAGATATCAAAGCCCACCACCAGCTTGGGCTTGGACCGCTTCCACTTCAGCATGTCACCTGCGCGACCCACGGCCAGCTCGAGCAGAGTGTCACCTGGCTTGATGCACCCCTGGTACAGCTGCTCCTTCACCCGATTGTGGAAGGAGTACACATCCTTAAGAATGCGGTCGCGGGCATCCAGGTTGTCGCGGTAGTACAGATCGTCCTCGGCCAGATCATCAATCGGCTCGGACGCAAGGTGGCGGATCATGGTCTCCGTGATCGGCACATGGATGTTGGTCCAGATGGACTCGGCGACGGCAATGTCGTTACCGAACTGCGGCTCGTTCAGTACGCGGTACTGGTAGGTCTTGTCGTGGCGTGTCCGCAGCACGGTCCAGTGCGCAGTCTCCACATCATAGGCGCACTCCACGATGGTATTGTCCTCGATGCGATTGCCCATCTTGTCCACGGGCGATCCCTTCACTAGCTTCAGTGAAACGATATTGGCATCGGGCTTGCGAGGAACCGAGGGCTGAAACGGCGACGGAGCGCGGTCACGAGTCTCGGCAATCCTCTGCAGATCAGGGGGCATCTTGGGGGGCGTGTACTCGCCCGTCAGCGTCTCGCGGGGATACAGAATGTCCGACCCGCGGTTGCGGCTGACATACAGCTGCCCCTTGAACACATGCGACTTGAGCACAGTGTCGTAGCTCTCACCAGGCTTGAAGCGGAGCAGGAAGTCAATGCTGTTCTTTTCTGCAGGCTTCCACTTGTAGACGCGAAGCCAGGTGTTGCCACGGCGGTCCTGCATGGGTGCCACCGCGCTCGACTTGGGTGTGAAGATCAGGCCGTCTGTAGGGTACCCGAACTCCGTGTCCAGCAGAGTGTTGATGGCCTGCTCCATGATCGGACCGTCTCCTGCAAGGAAGACCTTGGACTCGATTCGCAGGGGCTTCTGGCTCGGAGCAGTCACGAAGTCCGTGGCCAGATCCTTGATGAACTCGCGCGAGCAGCCCAGGCGAGACGAGGCCGACAAGTCCTCGTCCGTGAGCATCAGAGGGAGGCGCGTCGTGTTCTTGCCACGGAAGGCGTAGACATCGAAGATGCAGAACATGTTGCGGTCGGGCAGGTACTCGCCGTCCAAGACATCGCCCACATGAATGTCCTTGGTGGTGGTGAGACCTGTCCAGGTAATGTTCATGTTCGGCGTCACGCGGATCACGCGCTTGTCGGTGGCCACGACCAAGAAGCAGCGGTCGCCATCTGCCTTGTTGGTCACCGTGTAGCCCTCGAGCACAGACAGGGGACAGGCCTTGCTCATGTGGCGGCGATCCATGGTCACGGGGTTCACGAACTTGAAGCCAAGACGCTGGAAGCCCATGCGGTAGTTCTCCACATCGGACTTGGACAGCAGAAACGGCGTGCCCTGAAAGGCCTCGAGAACCAGGGTCACATGGCGGAACAGCGAGTCCACGATGGCCTTTGCCGCTGCCTTGCGGTCAATCACCTCCACCTCCAGCTCGTAGACGGGCTGCTGGCGCATGACCTCGGACAGCGTCTTCATGCCGCGGCCCCGAGACTTGACCATGGAGAAGTCGAAGCGCAGCAGGCCGTCCAGCGTTGTCCAGGAGCGGCGGTGAAGGATGCGCACATGGGCCACAGGATCCATGGGAGCACCCGTGAAGTCACGACGCAACTCCTCCTCCTTTCGAAGCGTGAAGCGGATGCCCACATCGGGCAGGTCTACCATGTCGGACTCCGAGCCGCGGCCCTCAAAGTACCGACTCTTGCGCTCAACGAGCAGCTTGGTTCCACGGAAGCTACTGGTGGAGCAGATCTTGAAGATGTTCTCAGGTTGTGTGACGACGACCCGCACATTGTCGGGATAGCTGAAGGTTGCTCGATGTTCCTCAGTCGCAGATCCTGTAGAGACTCCAGCGATGGCAGCGACAATGCGGTCGGCGACATCCTTGGTCTTGATCTGGTTGGGAAGGACCTTGCATTCAAGTTCGGCCTGAGGGTCGCGAGAGACGTAGGTGACAAGAGCCGTCAAGCTCGAGCGTTGGGTCTCCATTTGCCCTTACTTAAAGGCTGGATTCTCTTTATCCGTTTTTTACCATTGTCTTCCGCGCCACATCGTCGGCATCCATCCGCTTGCGTTGATCCAAATAAAAAGACACCATCTTCTCCATCTCAATCATGCAGACATCAGTGAGAACATCTGACGAGACCAACACACCCGTCTGCGTCTTGGTGAAGGAGTCTGTGTGGTGCTTTACGACGGCGAAGATTTGAGCGTGCTCATGCGGGTCCAGAAGATCCAGCTGGTCCCTGAGCTTTTCCTTGCGCGCTCGGTTCATTTGTCTTCTCCGCAGGCTTTGTGATCACCTTCCTCTTCCGCGCCGACTGGGTTGGCAGCTGCTCCTGCGGGACCACCACCTTACGCTCGACATTGGCCGCCGCATTCGTTCCCGTGCTCGCTGCTAACAGCGGTTCCTCGCCAGCCTCTGCCTTCTCGGCCGCTGCCTGCTGAGGATTCACGACTGTCCGCAAGTGACCGAGAACCACGATCGAATCATCGCCCTGCTGGAAGCGAGACCCCTTGACCTCAAACTCCACCTCCTGACCATCCTTGATGTCCTCGAACGAAGTGTCCCCAAGGTGGAGGTCACGAGGCAGCAGAATCTTCATGGGCGGAGACTCGGCGTGGAGACCAATCTTTGACCGCAGCATGACGGGAGCCCGAAACACCTGCCCAGGGTGAGGCATGCAGATATCCGCCTGAAACTTGACCGAGTAGTCCAGACCGCCGTGGATCAGGTTCACTCGGCCCAGTGAGTGCTCGACAACCGTGATGCTCCGATTCTGCACAAAGCCCTCGGGAATGCAGACACCCTCGTACTTGGCTCGGAGCTGGGCCATCAGGCTAACCTGAATATTTCGTTGGATGTGCTGAGCAGGAATGTGAACTGACCGAACCAAAGCACGACGCTCAAAGATCGGATCCATAGAAGACCGTTATCTTTACTTGGTCTTTTTCGTTTTTGGTTTGGCCGAGAGAATCACCTCCATCTCTTCAGGGGTAAACCACGCCACCTTGGGTTCCGCCTCCCGCTGGTTGGCGCGGATGAGCAGCTCCACATAGATGCACCATGTTTCCTTGTTGGTGCTGAAGACTTCGGGAGGCACGCCCACGCCAGTGGGGTCAATGTACTTTGCCAGTGTCAGGATTCCCTCCTTCTTGTTCTCGCCCGTGCCGCAGACAATGGGCACATCGCGCTTCTTCTGCTCCTCGCGCACTGGGACTCCACCCTCGACGCGGAACCGACTCATGGTCAGCTTGCCATCCTTCATCGATGCAAAGATCTTGGTCTTCTTCTTGGCAAAGTCCGCGACCAATGCCTCTGTCCACTGCGTCACGGCCGTGGTCTCTTCGCCGGGCTGGACTTCGGGAGGATCGTAGGCTTCGTGGCCCAGCACCAAGAGGTCTGTGCCAGGGACCGCCAGTCGTGCACCGAACTGCGTCGGCTGCCCCGAACGGAGATACAGAATCTTCTGGGCCCGCGCGATGGAGTGGTCAAATGCGTATCCATCCAGTACCTCGGCGTCGAACCGTTCCACAGAAAAGGGGAAGGTCCGCAGAGCAGACAGGTCGGGTGCGTCAGTGACGGCGGGTTTCGGAGTGGCCTCCACTTCGGGGAGCGGTACATCTGCCTTTTCCACCGATTGGGTGGTGCGCTCGACCAGGGTTCCGTTGGACACACCGATCGGAGCCAGGGCATACAAATCACCGCGCGACTCAAGCAGACTGGGGCGGCCAAATGCATCGTGAAACTTGAATCCCGTACGGATAGCCGACTGAAGCGTAAAGGTAACGACATCCTGCTGATAGGACGACAATGCAGCAAAGAGCTGCTTGCGTTCCCAGATCTCCTTGTCCACGAACAGTTTGGACAGTTTGCCAATCAGCTCGTCGCGGACATCGAGGTACGACGACAGTGGGCGCACATACTCGGGGTCCACCGCGGACGGCTTGACCTTGCAGTAGTCTCCTTCCAACTCCTCCATAAACTGCGGTGCAATCATGGTCACCAGAGGGTAGGTCACATGCTCTCGGTTCTCTGACCGCACTTGCTCGACCTCCAGCTCTTTCCAAGGCTTGGGCAGGACCGCACCAATCTGGATCGGGCAGTCCATGGCCGATTCCACGAGCAGTCTGCGAACATTGGCGATCTTCAGTGCTTTCGATTCCACTTTTGTGCGGTAAGTGTACTCGTCAAAGCATTCGCGCTTGGCTGTGGTGCGGCACACGTGGAGATACACTGTACAGTTCTGGTGCTCAAAGGGCAGGGCCGCGTGGCTGCAGGTGCGCAGACCACGACCAATGACCTGCTCGATACGGCTCATGTTCCACCACGGATCCACAATGTGGACCTGACGCACGAACCGAAAGTCCACACCCTCTGAGATCTTGGGCGTCGTGATGATGACGCGAACCAGACTACCGTCCATGTTCTTGGGGTCGCGGGCCAAGGACAACAGACTTGCGATCTTGGAGGTCGTGGCTTCCGAGAGCAGAATGTACTTGCCCTTCGTGCCCTTACGTCCGACCAGGAGCGGCGTTCCATCGTTTGCAGGCATGTACCCATGTTCCTCCAGCGCCATGGCAAAGAGACGAGCTCCACGCTCGACATAGTTGGAGTAGACCAGGCACACACCCACACCCGCCTCGACGGACTTGATGATGGTGGAGAACTTGGCAGCATAGTTCGGAAGCTGCTCGGGGGTCAGGAAGGGCTCACCCACATACTCGTACTGATCTCCAGCCAGCTTGAAGACTTCTCCAAACTTCTTGTTGCTGGGCAGAACCGAGATGGTCGGCATCATCATGGCCTGCCGCTTCTCGTCGTCCTTGTCATCTCCTGCAGCCTCGCCCAACGCCTTGCCCTGTTCGCCCTGGACCTGTGACGCCACTACACTCAGGTACTTCATGCGGTCCGTGTCGGCAAGGTTGCGGTTCTTGCCGACAAAAGAGTAGGTGCGATCGTCGGGGGCCTCGTTGGGCGGCGGAAGACGGAAAGGGAAGGTGAACGGATTTTCGCCCTTGACGAAGGAGACATAGCGCTGGCACCAGTCACGAAACTCAGATTCCTTGGCAGGCTTGATCTTGCCGTCGGCATTGAAGTAGTCAGAGGCCTTCAGTTTCTTGGTCAGGCTCAGGGTGCGATCGTTCCAGCCAAACAGGTTCATGTAGTACACAATCTCCTCGTAGGACTCGTACATCGGAGTCGCCGTGAGCAGAACCAGCACCAGCCCAGTGGCCGTCTTGACCACCTTTTCCATACCCGCGGATACGGATTTTTCCACCTCCAGGTCTCCACCCTCTCGCAGGTTGTGCGCCTCGTCGACAATGATCAGACGGTTGTCAAAGGTCTCGTGGATCCACTTGTCGGCGTCCTCGGGGCTCATGTCGTTCAGTGCCTCCTCGACGCGGTTGCCGAAGGAGTTGTACCCCACGAATTCGTAGAACTCAGAAATCATGCGGTCGGCCAGGGTCTTGAGACGGAGTCGGACCTCAGGGACTTTCCACTGCATGGGCTCAGAGACGATGCGGGTGAGCATCTCCAGGTAGCGAGTGCCCGTGCACTGCTTGGACGACAGGACCTTGCTTGTCTCGTCGAGCTTGGTGCGGCCTACATCAAAGATCTCCTTGCGGAAGTTGGACTGGACGGCAGGTCCCGCGATGATCAGGACCTTCTTGTCTTGGAACTCGGGTCGCAGAATGTACTCTTCGGCAATCTGAATGGAAGAACAGGTCTTGCCCACGCCTGTGCCGTGGACCATCAGTAAATCGCGCGTAGGGCTGTCAGGGGACAGAACTCGACGCAGGAACAATTGTTGGGGTTGCAGGGAGAATTCGGTCGCTCCACACATTTCTGTGCGCAAGGACTGCAGGTTCTCCACCGACGCAGCCGGCAAGGAGTTCACTCGAATCTCCGCCAACTCGGGATGAGTCAGATTGGCCATTGCTTTAGGGTTAGATGAGTTTGGGCAGGCCCCGCCGACGGTGAGTCTTGCGACCCCCGCCGTAAGGACCCCGAAACATGCCTGAACGCCGTGGAAGTCCAGCGGGGCGCAGCGGCTCCTCTTCCATTGATGCTGCTGGTACTGGTGCCAGACTGCCCATAGTACCTGATTTAACAGGACCGCGGACTGCCTCAGCGATGATCGGAAGTCCTGTCAGTCCATCCCGATTAACAAACGTTCGCAATGCGGTCTGAATCGGTACTAGCAGTGCATTCCATTCATCAGTTCCAAATAATCTCGGTGGATCCCCGAACACCCGCCCGCCTTGAGGTGTTCTTGAAAACCCAGCAAAGTACGTACTGCCTCCGTCGTTATCGGTAAGCACGTCTTCAAGCATAGAGAGAAAAATCAGTAAGTACATGTCAAGACCGACAAGGCCACTTGCTGTTGCTATCGCTGTTAAAATCCCGATGACCTCTTGAGCCAGCGGCTGATTACGTGGTTCTCTCAGGAGAACAAACCTTGGATCAGCTAATGTAGGCGGGCCGACAACGGACTGGGATGAGCGACAGGAGAGAATGCACTGGATGAGCTCAGTGACGATCGATGATTCGTATGGTTCACGATATTCTTCTTGGCAGTTCGTGCTAATGTCGTCAACATCGGCATCCCATTGAATCGCGATTTCCTCGAGAGTTTCCTGCAATGCTGCGTGCATATCCGATGCGGCTACCAGTACTTTGATAGCGGGCGGCGCCGCCTGCGCGGGTGCGTTCAATGCTACAGTTGTGATCACCGAATTCACATCCCGTACGGCCCTTGAGCAGATACGCCGGAAACGCTCTCCTAATTCATACGATTGTGCGACTGCCGCTCCACCAGTCTGCACATGACCACCCCCGCCAGCAGGGGCGCGGGGCGGTATTTCGGCGCGCAAATCCGACGCGGGTGGGGTTAGGTTGGTGAAGCACATCATCACCTCTGGCAAGCTAATAACAAATGTCCTCATCTCGGCACCCGTTAGTTCTTGGATGTAGTAGCACGACATGAACCACTCTGTCCAGTTCTTCCATGTCGGATTTACGATTGTCTGGGAGACTGGGTCTTGGCGCGGCCGTGGCGGTTGCGTGAGGCCGCGCTGTGGTAAGGTGATACCAGCGAGTAGGGGCGCCATTTCAAAGGCGGGGGCAACCACGTCATCACCAGCATAGGAAATGAAGGCATCAAGCTTTTCACGCAAATCTGCGAATGCTTCATATCGTACAGATGCTTGGGCGGGCGTTTCTCGATCAGGATTGTACCTACCAAAGAACAGGATGTTGGCAAGCTTCCGGTAGGCGGCCGTCACGGGAGCAACATCTGCAGCTGAAAAGTCAAACATCAAGTTCGTTGCTTTCGACGCAACGTAGGCCTGTTCGGCACTTGCAGTTGACTTGAGCAGCATCGAGTCCCTCTTGATTGGACCCAGTGTTCCAGGCGCAGGAGGCGGGCCACGAGAAAAGGTTAGATTCAGGAAAGTTGGAAGGCCGGCAAGACCCATCTCAAGCTGGGTTCGCAATGCGGCTAGTTGACTGCCTGGAGCATTGAGCTGGGGCTGTATAGCTTCTGGAGTAGTCTCAGATAACGTCCGAATAGTACGGACATCGGCTGGGGTTGGAATATTCTGTGCACCAACCTCGGTGTTTACGCGGAGCGCCCGATTAGCCCGCTGAGACGCCAATATCCTGATCAATGCAGACGACAGGACTTCAGAGTATATCGGTCGAAAAGTGATAGCGCCCTCCAGATACGCCTCAACGGTGTTGTGACCGCCTGCCTTTGCCCCCGTGATAGCCGTTAGTAGGTTACTTTTATGCGGTTCATCGCCGCGGTCACTAAGAATTCCATTCGCTGCAATCGAGTTGAACTGGCCCAACATGTAGTTAAACCCGCTCCTCGGGGGGCTGAGCACATCCGATATTGTTTGAAGTCTCTCAAGACTACCCTCTGCCCAGTATCTGAAGTCGCGTGCGGGACCAAGTCCGTCGTCGACGCCGCCTGGCGCGGGATACCGTGTGACAACAATGTGGTCGCTGTGCTGCCAGAAGGTGCCCCGTTTTTGGTTGACCTTGCTGGCTTCAGCCGCAAGAATGTCACCCGAGCAGTTCAGGTCGTTGATGTTTGGAGCACGCATCTGCCCGTAGTCACCCTCGCGCTTCCAATCGAGTGCGATGCGCTGGACTAGTTCTGCCGCCGCGGTGCGGCATCGACCAAATGGGAGACTGTAGACCCAGTTCACTAGCGGCTGCAGACTCAATACCTTGCTGTTGGTACCGCCCGTTGACACGAGCCGTTCAGCTGCCGTCGAGTCGCTCTTCGCCCTCTCCATCTCTTCCATAATGTTACACAGATAGGTCACAGTTGGACCTGTAGTCTTCGCTGGACTGAACGGGAAGTCTAATGGCTTGTTTTCCCAGCATCCAGGCACAGCGGCAATCAAGAGCCGCACATTGAAGCCATACGGGTTCTTGTGACTATATCCCCGATCGACTATCCTGAACTCGACTTCACCCTCCGTGTAGATGTTGCTCTCCGCAACGTAGTCGGGTTGCATGCCAAGAGCTGGAGCTGGTGCCCAGGCGAACGGGAGGCGAGACGGCGGCCTCAGTCGAGCAGTATCCGGCCACACGTACCGATTGCGCGCACTCTGGAGACTCGTTCCAGCTGAATCTGCAAAGTTGGTCGGGTACAATGCATTGTAGACCTGGTCAATATTGGTGAAGACGTCATCCACTCGCCCAGGGCTCATGTCGTAGGTTATACCGCGAGGCATGTTAATGGTGGGGTTCTCTGTCGCCTCGCTAGCACCAGCAAACAGGTAACGAAGAATAAACTCTGCGATACTGGATCGCTCTGCAGCGGATAAACTCTTGATGGGGCGCGCTCCATTGTTGAGGTCTATGGTCCCCTGTGAATCCTTCTTTGCCCTGAGAGCTGTGAGTATGGGATGTCCATCGGTATTCATATCCGCAAGGACCTCGTCGTATGTCAAGCTCATCCTACCAGCCGCGCGAACTTCCATAGGGTACTTCTCTGCAAGGAACTCCCGTACCTTGTTCTCGAAGTCGGACAACTTGCCAGCAATACGTGCTCTGCCGCCAATCGTGGAAAGATTTTTGAACCCCACCGTCACGTCATCGTGTTCGCCCGCTGCGTCCAGAGGTGCAACTGGGAATCCGAGGATTTGGCTGTAGACGTTGTTGATGATTCCGCGAATGATCCGCGCCTGTCCCGCGTTCCCATGACGTTCTGTGAACCAAAAGTCGTGAAGCGTGTCCAGCAGCTTGAGCAAATCGGTCGGTGTTAACTGCCCAGGGGCTATTCTACCACGAATGCCGCCTCGCATGGGCTCCTTCTGTCGGCCCCCGAACACGATGGCGGACATATTACTCTCTCAACGGATTCTATTTGGCTACCACATACTCAGGTCCTCAATCCTACAGTCGCCTGATCCTGCCTCTTCCAGAGCCTTGTTGGCCTCGTCGAGGTCGGTGGTGTCACGCCCCTCTGTGCCCTCGGGGCCCTCGGGCAGCTTGGACTCATCCACCAGAATATCCACAAAGCCCGTTCCGCAGGGGGGTTTCTGTCCGAACATGATGTTCGCAGACACGCCCCTCATGGTGTCGTACTCGGCACCCACCGCTGCCTCGAACATCACCTTGGATGTCTCCTCGAAGCTCGACTTGGCCAGCACACCCGTCTCGTTCTTCTTCATGCCGAAGCGGTTGACGGGCACGATGCGGCCACTGAAGGTCATGCTGTCCACCAGCACCGAGAGGTGGTGGTAATTGACCTTCTCGGAGCTGAAGACCTCATTGAACTCCTCATACAAGGCGATGCGCGCGGTCTCGATGCCGAAGACCTCATTGATCTCGTGGATGTCGTTCGAGAAGGTGCGAGTCATGTCCACGCCTGGGAACACGAAGAGGTCGTACAGATTCGTGCCCTCCAGATCCAACACATACTGATCCTTGGTCACATATCCGCCAAGGGAATCGTCGTAGAGCATCTCGTTCTTGAGAGTGCGCACGAACACGCGACCGATCCCGTCCATGCCCGTGAGGGGAGAACTCAGAATTGAGTCCTCGAGCTGGCGGAGGACTGTGGGGTTCTTCACCACGCTGGCGGCAATCTCCAGGCGCAGAATGAGCTTGGATGCGTTGCGGTCCGAGGTCACGCACTTGACATCCACACCCGTCATGGAGTTCTGAATCTTGGCCTGCACCTCCACCAGGTCCATGATGTTGCGGTTAACCATCTCCTGGTCGTCCAGCTCGAGGCGCATGACCCACGGAGACGCACACTCTGCCTTGCCCTGCGCGAACTGCTCGTACAGCGCCAGGACCTCGCGGTCCTCGTCCATGACCGTGGTTGCGGCCAGGGGATACGGATCGTAGTAGATCTTGACCGACCGCGTGATGTTCCGCAGAGTGGTCTTTTGAATTTCCTTCATCTTGGCGATTGCCTCGCGTTTGGTGGTGTTCGGTGTCAGGTAAGCCGTGTTGCCAGGGCGCTTGGGATTCGCTGAGGCGGACAGCAACTCCTCGATACGCGGCACACCTGAAGTCGCATTGGCCTTGACCGTTCCTGCAGAGTGGAAGGTGTTCAGGGTCAGCTGCGTCGTCGGCTCACCAATGGACTGGGCAGCCAGAACGCCCACCATCTCTCCTGCGTGGCACTGGGCCTTCAGGTAGCGGAAGCGAATCTCGGCCATGAGCTCCTTGAACATCTCCTCCGTCAGACGATGGACCACGATGGACTTCTTGGGAGCCAGGAAGAATCGCAGAATCGCATGGAACACCTTGTTCACGGGGAACTCCTTGGTGAAGGCCGTGATCGTCTCCACCACCGTGGTCGGGGTCAGGGAGGTCTTGGTGGAGTAGCTGTTGGAGTACTTGGACAGCAGGCGGGCTACATTCACGGGCGTCGACACCTTGTCCTCGCCCTTGCGGTAGCGGAACACATGCTTGACCAGCAGGTCGCGGTCAGCCAGAATCTCATCCACCATGTCAGGGCTCGTGTCCACCTCCGCGCTCAGGAAGGGATTGACATCGGCTGGCGACAGCGCATACTCCTTGTACACCGTCTCCATGGACATTTCTGCAAGAGGAATCACCTGCTCCTCCACAGACTGTGTGTCCACACCGTCCTCGCCGTACACATACTGAATCACCGAGCCCAGCACATTGCGCACCGAGCCATCGTACTCGAGGTGCTGATCCTCCATCGTCTTCATCAGACGGCGCTGGATATAGCCCGTATCCGAAGTCTTGACGGCCGTATCAATCAGACCCTCGCGTCCTGCCTGGGCGTGGAAGAAGAACTCAGCAGGCATCAGTCCCGACACGAAGGAGTTCTGGACGAACCCGCGGGACTCGGCGCCATCGTCGTAGCGGGCAAAGTGGGGCAACGTACGGTCCTGCAGAGTGTACTGAACGCGGCGACCCTCGATAAGCTGCTGGCCCAGCAACGCCACCATCTGGGTGATATTCTGAGGACCTCCCTTCGACCCCGAGTTGACCATCTGAATCATGCGATTGTCCGAGGGCAGGGACTTGACCACCTCCATGTTGATGTCAGAGGCCACGGTCTTCAGAGCCGACGAGATCTTGTCCTCCAGGTCCTCTCCGTCACTCATGCCCGACACATTCTTGAAGGTCCCTGCGTGAATGTCCGTCAGAATCGCCGCCACGGATGCACGCGCCTCCGCCAGCTTTGCGTCCACGAACCGCTGAGTCTCAATGTTCGAGATCAGGTCTGCCGTGCCCACCGAGAAGCCTGTGAACAGATTGAATCGCGTGACCACAGACTGAATGTCGTTGATGAGCTGACCCGCACGCTCGGGGCCAAAGTCATTGTAGACCGTGTGAATCAGAGCCGTGCATGCCGACTTGCGCATGATGCCCTTGATCAGCTGTCCATTCTCGATCGTCACGGAACCCTTGAAGTTCATGATCGGGAAGGCGGTTGAGATGATCTCTGCACCTGTCCACGGCGCATTCTTGCGCGTGAAGGGTCGCTTGATCTTGGCAATGATGTTCATGGCCACCACCTCAGGAACCGTCACGTCGGGAAGGGTGATGCGGTAGATGCCCGTCATGGTGTCCTGAAACAGCTGAATGATCGGGCTGTTCGTACGAGGGCTGATGATGTTCCGCAGGACAGACGCCAGGTAGCGCAACTCGGTAGCCGCAGCGATGGACTGCGGCACGTGCATGTTCATCTCGTCGCCGTCAAAGTCTGCGTTATAGGGACGCGTGGCCGAGACATTCAGGCGGAAGGTGGAGTACGGCAGAACCACCACACGGTGCGCCATCATGGAGGCCTTGTGCAGAGACGGCTGTCGGTTGAACAGGACAATGTCTCCATCCAGCAGGTGGCGGTGGACCACGTCGCCCTCGCGGAGATCCAGTGTCTCGGCATTCACGAAGCGCAGAGACACAGACCGCTTGTCCTGCTTGAGGAACACGGTCTTGGCGCCAGGGTGCTTGTCGGGTCCGTTGCGAATGTAGCCCATGAGACGATCGCGGTTGTACACGCTCACAATCTCGGGAAAGGTCAGGTTCACGGCAATCTCCAGCGGCACACCCAGCTCGTCCAGCTCGATATTGGCATCGGGCGTGATCACGGAGCGGGCCGAGAAGTCCACGCGCTTGCCCATCAGGTTCCCGCGAACACGGCCTGTCTTGGCACCGAAGCGGGCCTTCAGAGTGCGCAGAGGTCGGCCTGAGCGCTGGGCTGCAGGTGCCATGCCCTTGATGTCATTGTCCACATAGGTGGCCACATCATACTGGAGCAACGCAGTGTGGCGGTCAATGACCTCAGCCGTCTCGCCCTTGTCCATGCGGTCGCGCAGACTCTGATTGTGACGGAGGATGGAAATCAGAATGTGCGTGAGGTCATCCTCCATCCGCTGGTTGTCGTCCATCACAACCGACGGACGCACCGTCAGCGGAGGAACCGCGAGGACCGTGCACACCATCCACTCGGGACGAGCAAACAGAGGATTGAACCCAAGGTTCTCGCAGTCCTCGTTGGTAATGCGCTGGAAGGCCCGCAGGATCATCTCCGTCTGCAGGGGTGTCGGCGGTCCCGTCTCTGCCACGGCATCTCCCTTTACCACTGCGAACTTCCCTTCTAGAGAGGCAGCCTTGCCCACCACCTTGGCCACCTTGGCAAACACTGTGGTGTTGCAGTTCGGGCAGGAAAGCGGCTTCTTCTTTGCAAGAATGTCGCGGATCTCCTTGAAGCGCCCCATACCTGGAGGCGACTCAGGGCTCGACTTGGCCAGTGGCGTCGAGCAGCTGAGGCAGATGCAATTGCACAGCTTCTCGATTACATCAAAGAACTGGTACAGGTACACGGGCCGAGCCAGCGTAATGTGTCCAAAGTGTCCAGGGCAGTACTGGTTGGTCTGCTTGCAGGTGGGGCAGACCTTGCCGTTCTCAATCACTCCGAAACGCGAATCAAACACGCCATTCGGCGCGGGATTCCCGCTGAGATAGGTCTTGTCGGTGGTGACCTCCACGACGCTGCGCTTGACGATGTCATCGGGGTTTGCGATGCCAAACTGAACGCCTACGATTGTGTCACCCATTGTACTATCGTTATCCTTCCGTGTAGATTATTCGTTTTTTGGTAGAACCACGCCGAACAATTTCAGAGTTGCAGACCAAAACTCATCATCCTGCAGAACCCGCTCCAGCTGCTCCTCAGTGGACGGGGGCACTGCCACGGATTCAATCATTGCATGAAACTCCTCGCCTTTCCGTTCCCAAAACAGCCTGTCGCGGATCCGATGTGTCTGCAGATAATGGAACACGGCAGTGCACAGCACATTGGTGTCGTAGGGATCCACGCCAAAGCCCTTCTCGGAATCTTGCAGATCCATCACTGCGTCCTCCCAGTCTGCGTCGAGCAACAACTTCTCCTTCGGGTCCATTGCCTAGGCGACTCAAAAAAAGACTCGGCGGTTTACACTGTCAATGCTGTCATAACCCAGTTTACGCTGAAGAAGTTGGGTGTGTCGGGGATCACCTTCGTTGCAGAGGTCCCATTCAAGGCGGTGATTGTAACTGCGCAAGTGAGATTCCAGTTACCGTTCCCGACCTGGCTTATTGCAATCGAGCTCAACATAACAGCGCAGCCGCTAATGGATTGTGGTATGACCGATGTGGTCCAGAATCCAAGTGGTGTGCTAGTTGGTAACTTGGCACTAATCTGAACCGTGGGGCTTGTAAAGATGTACTGGTACGTCACTGGCGGGTTTCCTCCAATGAGTGCAAGACTTGTAGTTCCAGCGACGTAAGAAGGAATCCCATATGGGCCCGTGGAGCCCGGGGTTCCAGGACCGTTTGGTCCTGGTACTCCTTTGGTACCAGTATTTCCAGTAATGCCAATCAATCCGAACGGGCCCGTGGGTCCAGTCCACCCAGTTGGGCCCATCAAGCCAGTTGCGCCCGTCAATCCAGTCGGTCCAGTCAGACCAACCAGTCCAGCAGCGCCCGTCCAACCAGTCGCACCGTCACCGCCTGGCACACCTACCCAAGGACCCACACTCACGGTGTTGTGATCTGGAGCTGGGCCTGGACGCCCAGTGGGTCCTGTAATTCCTGTGATTCCTGGGGGGCCTCGAAGACCAGGCGCGGTTGGTCCCTCGATGCCCGTGGGTCCAGTGGATCCTGTGATACCCGCTACATTCGACACAGGACCCGCTGGTCCCGTTGATCCTCTAGGTCCTGGATACCCCGTTCCAGCAGGTCCGCGTGGACCTGTAGGTCCTTGGACACCCGCTGCGCCATAGGATGCATTCGGCCCTGTGAGTCCCTGGTGTCCCTGAGGACCCACTGGACCAGGACCCGTTGGACCCGTTGGACCTGTAACTCCAAATTGAGGAAGTCCCGCAACAACGGGTCCCGTAACGCCTGGAATACCAAACGGACCTGTGAAGCCAGTTCCGCCCGTTGTCACATCGTCTCCCCGAGGACCCGTCGTGCCACTCGGACCCACGGGTCCAGGAGGCCCTTGTGGCCCAAGTCCCCCCGTTTGGCCCACAACATAGCGAGCATCCGTCATTGTTGTTACGGCAGATAGTAAAAAGGCCCCACGGTATACTGCACAACACAGGGCACTCCGTTCGTCGTCGCTGGCCCAGGCTGGGAGGACAACGTCAAACTGACATACCAAGTGGTCCCACCATTCGGGACATAAAAATTCAGAGACTGGATACCGAAGGCGCGCGCTGGGCATGTATTCGAGGTGATGGCAATAGAGCTTGGCCAGATCGTTGAGTAGGTGGATGGAACCCCTGTGTTAGAGAGTACTGTGTCACTGGGACTGTACGTTGTATCAACCCCTCCAAAGCCAAGAACAAGGCTGGAGGCTGTTCTCGGAGTGGCTCCAGTAGGTCCCGTGGGACCCGTCGGTCCCGCTGGACCTGTTTTTCCACTCAGGCCAGTAGGGCCTGGGGGGCCATCTGCACCCGTGGGGCCTGTCGGACCCGTGGGACCACTCAGTCCACTTGGACCAGTATATCCAGGACCCGTCAGTCCAGTGGCTCCCGTCAGCCCCGATGGACCTGTCACTCCCATGGGTCCAGTTGTTCCTGTGGCACCTCGTGCTCCAGTGGGTCCAGTAGGACCTGTGTTCAGGTAGGTGAAGGTTCCCGTGACTCCTGGGGGACCCTGCGGACCGATTGCGCCAGGAGGACCCACAAGCCCGACGGCACCTGGAAGTCCCGTAGGTCCAGTCGATCCTTGCGGTCCACGAAATCCGCGGGGACCTGTGGGACCCGTGGGTCCTGTCCAACCAGTTACTCCAGTTACTCCAGTCAATCCCGTAGGTCCGACCATACCCGTGAAGCCCGTGGCTCCTGTGGCTCCAGTGTTTGTTGACGATCCTGGGGGACCTACTGCTCCTCCTGGTCCAGTCGGACCCGTATTAAGTCCAGGTGGCCCAGTTGTACCCGTGTATCCAGTAGCGGGTATCGTTGTTCCAGTGGGCCCTGTTACTCCAGTGGGTCCTGTTACTCCAGTGGGTCCTCGAAACTTCGCAAGACCCGAATCTCCCTGGACACCCGCGGGGCCAATGGGACCCGTCGAGCCAGGAGGACCTGTAGGACCAGGAGGACCTGGGGGTCCTGGATATATGTTGGGAGGGCAATTTACGAGACCAACGCCTGGTACGTACTGTGCAAGGCTCATTGCTTGTCTTTATTAGAGGTTTGAAAACGTAGTTGGCGAATAGACCGCTACCTTCCAATGGTTATAGTCGGGATCCTTCACGAACATGAGCTGCGCGCTTCCTGTCACGGGTCCGATCACATTGCTTCCCTGCGGCCAAGTGTATGTGACCTTATCGTTCGAGCTTGCGTTATACGAAGTTTGATAGATCAGGACATACACATTTCCAGTAACGAGGTACGGAAGGCTTACTGTGCAGGTTCCATTCACAATCAGGATATTGGTGCTGTTGTACACGATATTTATGCTACTGGATGGGGTTATCGAGTATGTCGTTGGCAAAAACAGCGGACCCGTCGGACCCGTCGTTCCAGTCCACCCTGTTGGACCCGATGCTCCCGTTGCAGTGGCATAACCGTTCGCTCCCGCAGGTCCAGTTGCTCCAGTCCATCCTGTCGGGCCTGATGCTCCCGTCGAAGTGGCAGCGCCGTTCATGCCAGGTGGACCCGTAGCGCCCGTCAATCCAGTTGATCCCGTGGGTCCGACAGCGATTGGACCCGTAGCACCCGTCGTTCCAGTGAGACCCGTGGGACCCACCGATCCTTGCGATCCCTGTGGTCCACGCGCACCCACATACCCAGGGTGACCGCGAGGTCCTGTGGCGCCCGTATTCGTCGAAACTCCATTCAGACCTTGCGGGCCTGCTGGACCTGTCAACCCAGTGGGGCCAAATGTACCCGTGGGACCCGCCAGTCCAGTGGGTCCTGTCATTCCAGTCCACCCCGTAAGTCCAATGCCGCGTTCGCCTATAGGACCCTGCAGTCCCGTGGGACCCGTCACTCCCATTATGCCCTGGGGGCCTTGGTCTCCAGGACTGCCTGCCTCGCCGTTCGAACCCGGGGGTCCAGTTGGGCCTGTCCATCCAGTCGAGCCTGACCACCCAGTCGGGCCCGTTGCTCCTGTATTGAGTGCAGTGCCCATCGGGCCAGTCGCTCCAGTCGCTCCAACGATTCCAGTGGGACCCGTCTTGCCAGTGAATCCAGTAGCTCCCGTGAGACCCGTTGGTCCCGTGGCGACAGCACCTGTGGGGCCCGTCCATCCTGTGGCTCCAGTCCATCCTGTGGGACCCGTCCATCCCGTAGCACCCGTCAATCCCGTGGGACCCGTGCTTCCAATCGGACCCGTGAATCCCATTGCACCCAGGGTCGTGGTTCCGTAATTGATATAGGCAGTGCCCGTCGAACCTCCGAACATCTCGATAAAGGGCCCAATCAAGTAATTGTGACCAAAGTATCCAGACATGTTGACAGCTGCATTGTAGGTGAAGACTGTCGTGCCGCTCACGGAGAAGGTAAAGTACACTCCATCAAAGACGACGCCCAACACATAGGAGGATACAGGAAGAGCCGCAGATGTCGTCTGTGCGCTACCATTCGCATAGATGCGGTAATTTCCAGCACCATCCAGTCCGAAATACGCACACGCCTGTGTCCCGATCTGAGGGTCTCCACCCGAGATGTAGAGCGAGATTCCAACGTCAAGAGTTCCGCTCGTGTACGAAAGAGGCGACGACGAGGTGTTGTACAGGGAAATGAAGATTGGTGTCGACGCAAGTGCCGAAGAAATGCCACCCAGTCCGCTTCCTGCTACTGTGACCTGAAGTCCATTTACTGTGCCAATTGCTGTTGTGGTTCCCGATCCAAGCAGGGTGTACGGAGGGAAGGGATAGTAGCCCTTTCCAGTTGGTCCTGTGACTCCCATTGGGCCCGCTTGGTATGGACCCGTGGGTCCCGTGAGCCCTACTTGGTAGCTGCTATTCCAACGGAAGCCCGTGATCGCTGGCGCATTGGCAGGCACGACTCCGAACGCATAGTACGTCGCCATTGTCGACACGAGGTCTAGTGTGGCGGAATACACCTGCTGCGAGTTCACGAAGTAGCGCATCGTCACGCCATCGTATGCGACCAAGTACACGTCACCCGCAGTGTGTGTATTGATGGGGACTGTCACGGCTCCATGGTAAACCTGAACGGTCTGGTCAGTCTGAATGGCAAATGCATAGTAATCGCGCGTTCCCGAAACAAAGGGTATGTCCGTCATAATTCCGATGAATCCAGGTCCACCTGCCTGTGTGGCCCCGAACACGCCACTCGCGTAGCCTCCGACGATCGCAGGAATCGTACCATATAACACACCCTGTCCGCTGGTGTTCCCCGTCAGCGTGAGACCAGATACACTGCCCCCAACCACAAGGGGTCCGCTGGTCGTGTAGGGAGGGAGTGGAGCGGGGAGGCCCGTGGGACCAAATGACCGCGACTGCCACTGAAAGCCAGTCACTGCAGGACCACCATTGTACAAGTATGCCGCCGCGTACAACGTAGTCAAGGACACTGCAAACGAGTAAACGACCGACCCGTTGATGTAGTAATAAACCGCAGTTCCGTCGTAGAACAGCGAATATGTATCAGATGCGTTGTGAGTGTATGAAATCGGAATGTAGGACGTTCCGTTCGTTACGGCAATCTGTGTTCCATTGTTGTAGAAGTTAAACCCGTAGTAGTGGTAGCTTGTACCAGGCGTAAGAGACTGCGTTGCCGTGAATGCGATCGGACCGTTCAGGTACGAGACCGTACCCACGACAGCAGTCAGGGTGGCACCCACTGCAGATGGGAGAGCGCCAAAGAAGGTGGCGTCTTGGGTTCCATCCGAGACCAGCGTAAGTCCCGATGTCGTGGGTGTTACGAGAGCATGTGCACTTGTGTAGGGAAGCGTATAGATAGGGCCAGTGGGTCCAGCGACGCTGCTCCCCCAACGAAAGCTCGTCGTTGCGGCAAAGCGATAGTCTACAAACCCAAGGGAATACAGAGTTGTAAGGGTTACTGGCATAGAATAGACAAGCAGAGAGTTGACGAAGAAGTTCATGTTCGCGCCATCGTATGCAATGTAAAAGACATCACCTGCGGAGTGGGACCCCAGCGTCACATTGCTGGCACCGCCCACTCCGTAGACAATGTAGATTGTGCCGCCCTGTGCTACGAATGAATAGTATGTGGAGGTTGAACTATTAAATGGTGACGATGTCGTGAAACCAATTTGGCTGGTCGATGTCGTGTTTGCAGCACCTCCAAGTACACCACCCACATATGCCCCCGATAAGAATGGGATTGAACCGATGAGGTAACCATTGCCCCCCCCAGGAGTCAGTGTGAGGCCGCCATTTGTCGATGTAATCGTAATTGTTCCTCCCGTAACATAGGATGGAATGTTAGGGGGACCTGTCGGGCCTGTCGCACCTGTCGCCATCTTGTGTTAATGATCGTTTAAAAAAGCCCCGATGTTTACACAAATGGCGAACACTGGACCCACCGGATCTACGCTTCCCAGTCCCTTTGTGTTTCCGACTGCAGCTACAGGGTCCGCACCCCCTCCATTGGTGGTCGACATTGCGGAACTTCTGGCGAGCCACGCGGCCATTGCCTCCCAGGAAGCTGCAGACCGCTCGACACTGTCTGTCTTGCTGAACGAAACTCGGGAAACTCTGCGCCCCCAGATGTTCGCGTGGGCGGCAGCAGGGTTCCCTGCGATCTACATTGTGCAGCAGTTCACCATCTCACCCCCTGAAGTCTGTTCGGACGGGGTGACGCGGAGTGTCTACGACTATGTAGTCTACCTTCTGGGCCAAGACATGACAACTACGATTGCTGGCATCCAGGCATTGTGTGTCGGCGTTCAGATTTCGTATTCGTTCGCTGGAAACACGCTGCGCATTCACGTGAGCAGGGGCTAGGTCGTTAACCATTATAAATTGTTGTAAAATGTCGAATAGCACAATGCAGGAGACGGAGACAAGGCAATGCCTGAGAATGTCAACTTAAGAACATTTGAAGCCGCATTTGTGCCAAAAAAAATTGCGTTTGATGTTAGGTAACATTGCCACCATGTATTGCCCGACACCCATCCGGTAATGGGTATGAACGTTGCAACATTCGTGATCGGATTGTACTTCAGAACGTTAGAACTTCCGGTCGAGAACGGCTGGCAGTAAATACAGCCGTCGGGTCCCAATGTACCCGTTGTCCATCCGTTTGATCCCGCTATCGATGCTCCGGTAGGTACCACATTTGTCGCCGTATTTGTAATAGGATTTATCTTGAGGAAATTAGAAGAATAACTTGGAATACCATAAATATACCCATCGGGTCCCAGTACACCTCCTCTCCAATTATAATTGCCGGCGACCATCGTATAGCTACCGGTACCCGGTGCAATTGTTGTCACTACGTTCGTAGATGTGTTCACACAAAGGATATTCGATGATCCGTATGGTATACCATAAATATTGCCGTTCGGTGCGAGAACGGCACCTAGAAAGTAATAATTTGTCGCTGCATACGTTCCGCCCGTTATATTAGAGAACAAACCTGTTGTCGGATTATACGATAGAAAGTTTGTCGCCAAGTACGGAATGAAATAAATCGTACCATTCGGAGCTACTATTGCACCACGCCATCCGTTAGTCGTATACGTAGCACCGCTAAATGCAATATTGGAACCAACGCCTGCAACCGGATCAATCATAAGAATGTTTGCCGCACCGAATGGACAGAAGTAAATTTTGCCATTCGGATGTAGTGCCGCGCCTTGCCATCCATTTGCTGTAAGTGTTGCACCTGTAGGTGTGAAGGTGCTAAATGCGAATGTATTTGTGTTGAATGTTAAGATACCGGTGGTTACCGAAGGGGCAAAGTAGATATTTCCGTTCGGATGGAGCGAACCTCCTAATCCGCTTGCGTATCCATTGTACGACCCAAGGGCGTATGTTGCGAATGTTGGAGTAGAACCTGCATTTGACGTAATCATTGCATTTATAAACGGCACATAGTCTCGCGTCCAGTTTCCATATGCCACATCTCCATACTGGACGGGCTGAGACGTCGAGGGCGGAATCTTGTAGTATGGGTGTGAGGTCAGAAAGTTAGAGGCAATCATCCACTTCTGGGCCAAATACCCCTCAACTTGTTGACGCTGAGTGGTAGTCAGTGCGTTGTTATAGATGATGATCTCGCCGATATACCCAAACCATGGTTCTGCACCTGATGTCCACGCGTCTCCTCCGATACCGTATGCCAATGAGTTGATAGCGAGAGATGTTGTAGTAACAGCGGTTGTTGTAAATATAGTTCCGTTTGACCATGCATTTATGGCCGTACCGCTTCCAACCATTGAAGCCACGAAGTTTTGGTTAGCGGCCAGAGCAGTCGAGGTTGCCTGTACGCTGTTATAATAGGTTGTAATGTTGTTTGTCTGCACGTCAAATGGCATAATACCGGTGGTCGTAGTGTAATCGGCACCAGATGCCGAATTGTTTGACGTAATACTCACTAACCGCTGGTCATGTCCCAGACCGGCGGTTTGAAGAGAATACGCAACAGCAAAAACACTTAGCCCAGAGGTCTGAAGCGCAGGGGAGAACCCACCAAGGAATCGTGGTGCGTTTGACATGTACATTGCCGGCAATCCGCCGATTGCATTGCTATTCCATGTGGGACTACCACTTGAATTGGCAGCGTTATTACTATGTCCGGACTTGTCGGCCCACGATGTTACAGCTCCTCCGTAAGTTACAGAGCCGCCGTTCACAGACGACCCATCTGCTCCGTCTAGCCACAATGCACATCCGGGAAGATCAATTGGCGAAAAGTATCGACTGAATGTCGGAATCGAGTAGAACGGATGTAACGCAGGTAGAGTAATACCCCATTTCTGTGCAAGATACCCTTCAACTGCTTGACGTTGGGAGGCAGTTAACACGGTGTTGTAGAGTATGATTTCACCAACATTCGCAACTATGTTCGACCCGTCGTATCCAATCCACATGAGGGTTTCAGTCGACGAGAAGGCAGACTGTGTACCCGATGTCGGCGCCGCTCCGTTGATCCCAACGGCCGTTGTGGTCCCACTCCACGAATACGATGCTAAATATGTATTTCCTATGGTTGCGGTGTTGCTGGGGGTTCCAGCACCAATGTTTGTCGTGTACGGGGCAATCGTGCTACCACCTGGGACGTAGCCGAATGCTGGGAAATTGGATTGACCCGCATTGTCTCTCCAAGTAAAGAAAGGATAGTACCCACTGTTTGCGGCAGTGGCTTTGAATAGAACAAAGCTTGTACCCACCAACAAGTTATTGACCGATCCTGATAGATACCCGTTTCCCAAAAAGCTTAAGGACCCGTTTGAACCGATTGTAGTTTTCTTTACACTCGTGGTCACGGTAAATACGACACCGTTTGCCTTGTCTGTTATAGTTGTAACGGACCCTGTTATGGTAGACGAATCAGCACCATCCAACCACACTGTGCATCCAGGGACGCTTCGAGGGTCGAAGCCGTAGATGCTTTTGGATGTGCCGAGGACTTCGGGCATTGTTTGCTAACTAGAAGAAAACAACCCCAGCAGAACCGCCAGATGTCGCAATGAACATCATCGTCAGACTGTTTGCAGGTGGGATTGTAACCGTGTTGGACGGCGTACCTCCCGAGACAGTGTAGGTCATAGTGATGTTGAGGTATGTGCCCGTATTGTTACGGAACACCCAGTACGCACCGTAGTCGTTTGCAGAACCCGTGCTCGATCCGAGTGTGATTGCGTTGAACCCACTGTTCGTGATGTAGTAGTGGGTTCCATATGCACCCGTGGTTACGCTGGTCGTGGTTACGCTGGAGTACAGTGGGCGATATCCCTGTGCCAAAGAAAGTCCGCCGTTCACGGTCAATCCTTGGAACGCAGGCATGGTTGTCGTGCCGATCGCCGCATATCCGTTGGACAAGACTGTACCTCCGATGTAGTTTGACGCCGTATTCACAGGGGTGGTGAAGTTCGAAGATGTTGTATTGTACCCAGAGTTGCTGATGGTTCCGTTCGACAGCGTGCCACCGTTCAAGTTGACGCCTCCGAGCAGGGTTCCTACAAACCCGTTGGTTCCACCCGCATAGATCTGTCCCGACGCGCTCAACTGGTAGCTGATGTTCGCAGCATTGCCTCCGAGGCCGATACCGTATCCGTTGATGGTTGTGTTCGACGAACTGCCCGCGACTGTAAGGGTTGTTGTGGATGGATTCCAGGTGAGTCCAGAGTTACCGTAGATTCCACTGGTTGTTCCCGTTGCCGTCAATAAGTTGTTTGCAGTCGTGCTCCCTGCAATTGTGGCACCGCCTGTTTGCAGAACGCCGTTCACGTAGTATCCACCCTGTACATTGACAGAGTTGGCGGCCGCGCCAACCGTTGGGGCGCCCACGGACAGAACACCTCCTGTGAAGGTCAAGTTCGAGTTTGCAAGTGCTCCCGTTGCGCCAGTGACGGTCAGTATCGCTCCCGGGGTCGCGGTTGCACCATAAATCACTGCGGATCCTGCCACTCCCGTGGGGCCCGTGGGCCCGCCGATTATAGAAGGCGTAGTCCCGACATAAGGCAGAACGATCCTGGATGCGATTGTATTGACGGTTGTCGTAAAGGGGCTCGCTACAATGGTTGACCAATTGTTACCGTTGGTTGAATATGCGATTTCTCCCGTGGCGGACCCAGCTAACCAAACTGAACCGTTCCACGCAACAGCGTTTGCAGTGGGGCTGGAGAATGGGCTGTTCGCAGCAGCTGTCCAGGTCTTACCATCCGTCGAATAGGCGAGAGTGACCCCCGACCCAGAGTATCCCCCTGCCACCCACATGGATCCGTTCCATGCAACTGATGTGGATCCATTAGCAGGGATAAACGGAGATGCTGATGATGTATTCCATGTTTTGCCATCCGTTGACCACGCCATCGTTTGCGCATTGGTAGATCCTCCATACCCACATGCCACCCACAAGAATCCGTTCCACGCAACTGCAGTGACTCGGGATGTGAATGGATATCCACTGCACGAATACCACGTCTTGGCATCCGTCGACCAAGCCATAGCTGAAGGCCCCGTATTCCCCGTTTTGCCGCCTGCCACCCACAAGGTACCATTCCATCCGACGCAGTATACATAGGGGGCGGCGCCACCCGAGAATGGGGACGACGACGCATTTGTCCACGTTCGGCCGTCGGCTGAATATGCAAGACACACAGATGGCGAGGGGCCGCCGCCAATCACCCATATGGACCCGTTCCATGCAGCCGCAAATGTAAAGTACGAAAACGGGCTGGTTGCTGCTGTCCAGTTTATACCATCGGGCGAGTATGCCAGAAGCGTACCGAATCCGCCGCCCGCCAACCACATTGAACCGTTCCATGCAACGCAGTATACATAACTCGTAATAGGATTGGTTGTTGCGAGTGTCCAGTTGAGACCGTCCGATGAGTATCCGAGATTGTTTGTAGCCGTTATGCCACCTGCTACGAAGAAGTTGGATCCGACCGTCATGGGCAGTGCTGCGCCGTTGATGTAGTAGTTGCCCAAGACATTGACCGATCCAGTGGCTGTGACAGCGGGGCCTGTTGGAACTCCAACCGACAAGACTCCACCCGTGAAGGTCAAGTTCGAGTTTGCAAGTGCGCCTGTGGCACCCGTCACCGTCAGTATCGCTCCCGGGGTCGCGGTTGCGCCGTAGATGACTGCGAATCCTGCCACTCCCGTAGGACCCGTGGGTCCCGTGTAATCAGGTCCAGTGGGACCAATCTTGCCCGTGGCACCTGTGAGACCCGTGGATCCCGTCAATCCAGTCGGGCCAGTCAGACCAGTGGGCCCCGTGAGACCAGTCGATCCTGTCAGACCAGTAGGTCCCGTGAGTCCAGTGGATCCAGTCAAGCCAGTGGGTCCCGTCAAACCAGTAGGACCCGTGAGACCCGTGGATCCAGTCAAACCAGTAGGACCCGTGAG